TTACAAACTTACTTCTGTACCACAGCTTGATACCTCAAACGTTACAGACATGAGTAGAATGTTCAATCTTTGTTCAACTCTTGCAGAAATTCACATGTATGGCATGAAGGTGAACTTTTACATTAGTGCGTCTACCAAGTTCACACGTGAGGCATTGGTGGAAATCCTCAACAATCTTGCAACTGTAACTTCAACTCAAACATTGACCATGGGTTCCACGAACCTGGCAAAACTCACAGATGAAGATAAGGCTATTGCAACCGGTAAGGGTTGGACACTAGCATAGAAAGGAAATAATTATGGAAGAAACAAAAACCACAACAAGAATCGAGGTAAGGAAACTTGAACCTTCGAAAGGAAAACACCTAAGAAACAGAAAGACACTCGATTGCTTCGAGGGGGCTATCTACTTAGGTGTCTATGATTCAGCCGACAACTATGAGGAGATTACAGACTCCGAATACAAGTCCTATTTGAAGAAACTGGAGGAAAAAGCAAATGCCGACAGACACTAAGTTAAAAGAACTCATAATCAATGAGTTGACCGAGGAACAATACAAGGCTCTAACGCCAAATGACGATGAATTGTACCTCACCCCAGACGGAAGCATCACCAAGAACGAAAACGGAAGCTATGTTTTCAACGAAGGGTTGGAAGTAAAGTCTAATGGAGATGTTACTGTAGGAAAGAACCTAGAAGTCGATGGGACTGCAAAGTTGAATGGTGGTTTAGAATTTATACATAGGTATGAATTAGGTAGTAACAATTACCTTAATGTTGTATTTGAAAAGACTATAGGGTACTCAATCTTCGTGGGATTTGGGTATTTAGAGCACATCGGAAACTTATATGCTTGTATGTTCAGATATTTGAAATCTGGAACAGCAATAAATAGAATTTGGGCGATAAACAACGATTCAATTTATACGTATGAAGATAATAAATTAACCTTTAATTTAATAGCAAAAGAAGTAAATTGCCAAAGCAAACTTTTCCGACACACCCTAACCCTAACCGCTTCGGACAAGTCCTACATATTAGTTTATGATAGCACTAGCAACCTCAACTGCGACAGCGTTGCCGACCTAAGAACCATAATGAAGATTTCCTCCTCCCACGAGAGTGAGGTACTCCCATTATGTCCGAGTGATATGACATCCCCTGCAAGCCTTAAGGTAACGGCATCGGTTTGCCAAATCGGTACTAATAACGTAACGGCAGTAGCCGACGTTGTAGACTTGAAGTAAAGGAGAAACACATGAAATACATCAAGACAATGCAATTACCCCTAAATGGGGAAACCATAGAACTAAAGGGCAAGTCCATCTATGATGGACAAACCAAGAGGTTCACCTGTGTATGCGAAGATGAGACAACCAAGATTGTTCCCATTACCTTTAGTGGCAAAGTGGCAACCCTTGGGAAAGTCGACGGCAAGGGTGAGATAGAAATCTTTTTCGAGTGTTGAAATCTCTATCATAAGAACTATAATCTAAGAGAACGATGAACCCATTGTTGAGCCTGATTTGCAATGGTGGAGTTCCTAGAAGGGCTATTGGACATAATTACCGCGTTCAGGAAGCCGAAAGGCCAGAAGATGTCCATGGACTGCCACCTGCTCCTTGGTGGCAGTTTTTCTTTACCTTAAATCAACCTAAAAATATAAAAAAGTATTTCCATTTTCTATTTACTTGCCTTAATATGTTGGTACGAACAAAGGAGAAAAAAATGGGAAAAAGAAAATTCTATTATAATGAAAAGGCCTATGAAAATGGATTAGACCTAAGTATTTCTGTCCAGTTCATCTATGGTGGGGACTGCATTATGAATATACTATCCTGCACCGTAAGCGACGGAACAAAGGCAACCGACTATGGAATGGTTGCAGGGGAGACAACCCTCGAAGAAGTAGTAAGGGAGTTCCTAGGGCAATGAAAAAAAGAACCATAGAGGAAGTCCACGATAGGGATATAGGACATAGGAAGTTTGCCAGGTTCATCGACAAGGCAATTGCCGAGGGATACGAAATAACGAACATAAGGGAAACGAATGTAATGTTCAAGTTCGACATGGACGGATACCAAATGGACTTCGACAAGATGAATTTCAAAACCCAAAAGAAGCTTGATGAGATGTGGGGGAAGAGAAAATGACTTATGCCAAAACAAAAGATGGAAGAATTGTAAAAACGAGCAAAAGACTTGCCTATTATGATGACAATGTTATAAAAGTTGATGACAATATAGAGTATTTGTTCGATGGGTTTGTATGCGAAAGCAATGAGGAAGGCAATGATTTTTGTGAGATTTATAAAACCAAATCCCTAATGTTAAGAGATGTTTTCTGGACCGAGGGTAGGGAACATTACAATTTCTATGCTGGAATAATAGTTAAGGGTAAAGGATTACTGTATGTAGCACGTTTATATGAAGATGGGAGATTTAGATTGTTATGAAAGAAAGAGAAAGAATAACAAAGAGAGATGACATTTATTTAGATGAATTTCAAGAAAAGAAGGGAAAATAGGAATTATTATGAGATACATTAGAACAAAAAATGGAGTAATTATTGATTTAGAAAAGTTTATCAATAACGAAAAAGATACACCTTACTATACAGATTTCATTTTTGATGAAATAACAAAAGATGGGAATTTGAAGTGGACTGCTGTTGGAACTGATAAAAATACAATGGAAAATCAAAGAGGCAGAAGATGTCAATTTGGTGCTACTCTTAATAGTGAAATCATCAGCCAAGCCGACACTATAGAGGAACTATGTGATGAGTTTGACTGGAAATGGAATGAAAAAGAGTTTCCATATAGCAAAGTAAGACAACATAGTAGATATGGTGGTTATGGCGACTTGGAAAGAGCAATGAAAGAAGAAGAGAATTATGGAAAACATCTTAACTATGATTATGAAATCTATGGTGCTATCTGGACTGATAAAGGCTTAACCTATGTGGCAAAACTTAATTCAAAAGGAGAATTGGAACTATTATGAAATATGTTAGAACAAAAGACGGAAGAATTGTTGATGTAGAAAAGTTTATCAGCAAAGAGAAAGATACACCTTATTATAAAGATTTTGAATTTGAAGAAATCTCAAAAGATGGTGTATTAAAATGGACGGCTATTGGAACAGAAAAAACTCAATGGAAGAACAAAGGGGAATAAGATGTCATTTTTCTGCTGAATTAAATAGCGAAGTCATCAAACAAGCCAACACTATTGAAGAATTGATATGCGATGATGATATTCTTTACCTTTATGACCTATATCCAGATGCAGTATTAGTTGTTGAGGGAAAAATCAAACCATTTGGTTATGACACGGCAATTGAATTGAAAGAATGGTTAGGTTATGAACTTGAGTATGATTTATTTACAAAAGACAGTGAAGGAAATTATATCAAAAGAACGAAGAGAAACGAGAAGTGGGAAATGGAATTGCTATGAGATTAACAAATAAAGAAACAAAAATTAAGTTAAGTGATACAAAAAGATATGACTTACAAGACCATAAAATGTTTACTAAATTAAGTGAATTAGAAGATATTGAGGACAAATTAGGCTTCGGTCTCGTTGCGTTGTTTGATGGGTTGAATAGAAGCAATAGTTCAATCTGCATCATACATAATGGCGGTATCATCAATGTCCCAGTTGGTTTTGGGAATATCAACTGTGGTGCCATAGGCAAAGAAAAGATAAAGTATTTCTTCGATTTAGACGAAGGTCAATACTTCCTCGAAGATTATGGCAAGACATGGGCGTTCACAAAAAAGGAACTGGTAAAAGAAGAACAAGACTATGCTAATGTTCTAGGAAAAAAATTGACAGATAGCAACATCTATGGATTCTACGATTTACTTGATGCAGTCAACGCATGCTACGGCAGCTCATTAGACATAAGGGGTGAGAAAGCAAGGGTATCTGCTTTTTTAGAGAAATTGAAGAATGGCGTCTACTATACAGATATTAAGAAAGCCGTCTACGGTAAATATATTAACATTAATAAAAGTATAAAGTTTGCAAGAAATCCAGAATTGAAGTTATCTTATGGAATTCTAAAGATAGATGAATTCGATTCCAAATTATTAATTGATTATGGCAAGACTTGGGCGTTAACGAAAGAGGAGTTATTGAATGATTAGCGGAAATGATATGTATAAATTTTATACAACTAGAATCGAGGCATCATTTATCATTGCTAATAAAAATGTCAATGTCCCCTTTTTGGAGAAGTGTTCTGACTTAAAACGATACAATGAATATATAAGCCTAAATGCAGCTGATTATCAAGACAAGTTACTAACAAAAGAAGAATTTGATTTGTTGAAGGAATTCTTGGGAATTCATAGGAAAATGACCGAAGAGTATTTGGAAAAGTTGCTAAAGGCAAAATATAGAATGTTCAAAGGTTGTAGGAGTTTTCAAAGGGAATATCATTATGTGTATAAAGGAAAAGGAGAATAACGTTTATCATGAAATATACAAGGAAGTTTGAATTTTTCCCTTCTTGGGAATCGAGAAGTACGAATAGACCTAATACAAGCGATTTATATGAGATACCGCCCTTCAACTGGATTGCAAGGTTTCTTAACCAAAGTGGGTGGCAGATAGATTCGTTCAAATATATAGATGACACCTATCCACATTACCCTACCGATGAGATGAAAAGCATTGAACTATATTGTTCAAAGGAAACTGAATCATTCGTAGAGGAAAAGACCTACGCATATTGGTCATCTAGCAATAGTGAACTATCATTCTACAATTCCTATACAGGAAAGAGAGAGAAAATGGAAATAGATTTTTATAGTTGATATGGAACTAAGGTATGATGAACTCCCAAGGAAGATATTGCTTGGGATAATAAGGACACTGGAAGCAAAGTCTAGTGGAAGGGATTGCCTGGAATTCGCTACTTCAAGGAATAGGGAAGAAATATCCACGTATGCAAAGCTAATATCCAAGGAAAGGGATATGTCCAAAGAAGTGGAAAATCTCTATTCAAGTCTACAAAAGACAATGAAAATCGTTTATGGCGATGGATCGAGGAACGATATTTCGGAAGCCGAATGGAAGGCACTTGATAGTTCCGAGAAGGAATACGAGAAGGCAAATACCAAGCTAAAAAAACTAAGGGAAGAGATAAGGGGATACAACTGATGGATTACAATGCTGCAATAGATGCAATAACAAGGGATACTTCGCTTATGGCGTATAGAAAGTCATTGGGCGACTTATCGGAAGAATCGGCAATGTTCATGTACAATGGAAAACTATCGACATTCGAGAGCCTTGCAAGGGTAAAGGACAGGAAGATAACCAAGGAAGATTTAAGGGCAACCGACTGGGAAGTGGTAAGCCTCAATGAATAGGAGGATGGAAATGAAGTTCATGTTGCCAAGCGGTAGCCACGTTCCGATTATATACGGATATGAAACGGCTTACCTATACAAGACGAAAGAGGACTTGTACACCGTTGCCAAGACGCCTGGAAAGGCTCTGGCAAACATAAAGTCCAGACTTGGTTTCCTGTTGCAGGAACGCCCGTCAAGCATTGGAATAGGAATTTGCGATTTGTATCGTGTGGATATATAATTAGCCTATGGAAATAACCTTGGACTATAAACCACACTTTGCGACGCCAGAGGACTTCAAGACCTACTCCGGCATAGACCTATCGGAGGAATTGCTGCCACCGCAGACGCCGGATTCATTCATGTTGGACGTTGAACAAAGAATAATAAACTACATTTCGCTTCAATCATGGCTTCCACTCAGGAAGATGATCCGCGAAAACAAATTGAGCCAATACCAAGTCAATTCGTTGGCACTCGCGATATTGCAGCAAACGAAGTACGAATTCTTCAATGGCACATCATCAATGGATAGCGGAATCGACCCGGAAAGGGGAAAGGTGAGTTCCAGGGACGACCTCAATAGGGCAGCCATTTGCCAAGACGCAATAGATACTCTCCAATGCTCTGGATTGATAAGCAGGGTAATGAGGGGATATTACTAAGAAAAAGACCTCGGAAAGACCGGGGTTTTAATTTTTTAATAAATTTCATAAATTTTTCAAAAAACTATTGAACTTGTTTAAACTTTGTTTTATTATTGTTTCGTGAAAGGAGAAACCAAATGACAAAATTGAAGAAGGCAAGGCTCTTGAAGGGATACACCATAGAAAAGGTTGCTACCGACCTAGGCATCACCAAGCAACGCTACTACCAAATAGAGATACGTGGTTTGGAAAGGTGTTCCGAAAGGAATACAAACAACCTATGCGAATACTTTGGCGTAGGCAACAAGTTCGACCTAATCGGCATTGACATAATGAAGGTTGTGCCAAAGACCAAGGAAGAATGGGAATCGTTCGAGAGGACAATAAAGGAAACAAAGAAGAAACAGGGAATTGAATAATGGGAGTATTGAAGAATATACTTAACAGCGTAAACGGAATGTGGGTTGAATTGAGGGAGTTGAAAAAGCTCCAGGATCCAACCAACAAGGTCAAGGCAGAGGCGTTTGACAAGCTCAACGAGACATTGGCAAAAGCCCAAGGCGGTATAAAGGTAAGGAACATATCCGCCAAGATTGACGAAAAAGGGAACGATTATGTCGAGGTAAGGTATCAACCCATCATCGAAAGAATTTATGTCGATAGCAATGGGGAAACCAACTCGACACCATTGTTCAAGGCTCTCAACCATTCCGATTTGGTATCGTTCAAGGACCAGATGAAGATAAGGGACGCAATCGATAAGCAAATCAGGAATATCAAGGATTAGGAGGTAAGGAAATGGGAAAGGAAAGAGAATCAAGGGGAACGGAATGGAGCGGACTTATTGTAAGCTACATGCAAAAGAGGCAAATGACAGTTGCCGATTTGTCAAAGGCTTCGGGAATTTCCAAGGCTTCAATCTATGAATTGCTCAACGGAAACACAAGAACTTTGAATTCAGCTACATTGATAGCCTATATCAAGGCGCTTGAAATACCAACCGAGGAAATATCAGAATTCCTTGACAATATGTAAAAAGGAAAGGGGGTAAAATGGACAATAAGGATTATTTCAGTAAGGAAAACGAAAAGAAGTACATGTCATATTCGCAGTTCAAGGATTTCCTTGAATGTGAGGAAATGGCACTGGCAAAGGCAGAGGGTAGGTTCTCCGAACCTCCTTCCAAGGCAATGTTGCAAGGATCGTATATAGATGCCCATTTCTCGAATGAAATGGAAGAGTTCACGAAAGAGCATGGCGATTTGTTCAAGAAGGACGGAACGCTAAAGTCGGATTACGAGATATGCAACAAGGTCATCGAGGCAATAGAGGGAGACAATGAACTCCTTGACCAATTCTATTCAGGTGAAAGCCAAAGGATAGTCAAGGGAACTATCTCTGGAGTTCCGTTCAAAGGAAAGATAGACATGCTATATCCGACCAAGATAGTCGATATGAAGGCAATGGCTAGTCTAGAACCTGTATGGGACGAAAAAGAGTATAGGAAGAAACCCTTCTATAGTTTGTATAGGTATGACTTACAGGCTGCCATATACCAGGAATTGGTAAGGCAGGAAACGGGAATAAAGCTTCCCTATTACCTAGCGGTTGCAACAAAGGAAAGAGTACCGCAAAAGAAGGTTTACCTCTTCTCACAGGAAGTATTGGACAATGCCTTGAATCAGGTAAGGGAATTGGCACCTAGGTTCCAGAAGATAAAGAACCACGAACTAAAGCCCAATTGCTGTGGAAAGTGTGAATGGTGCCTGCAAAACAAGAAGTTTGATATATTCGACATCGAAAAGATAACAATGGAGGAAATGTAAAATGGCAGATGAAAAGACAAGTTTCGAACAAGTGCAGTCCAAGTTGATAGGGACTGTATTGGACAAAAGCAAAATCGAGGTCAAGGACGATGGAAGGGGCAACAAGCTTTCCTATCTATCATGGGCTTGGGCTTGGGCAGAGGTTTTGAAGGTATGCCCGGATGCGTCCTATGAAATCGAGAGGTTTGGTGAGGAAAGGCTTCCATACCAAAGGGCACCAGAAGGTTTCATGGTGTGGACAAGGGTTACGATGAAGGGCATAACCAGGGAAATGTGGCTTCCTGTAATGGATAGCCATAACCTTACAATGCTATCCGAACCATGGAAGAAGGCAACCAAGAGGGGTGAGATACCCGTTGAAAGGGCAACGATGACTGACATAAACAAGACGATCATGCGTTGTTTGGTAAAGAACATTGCAATGTTCGGTTTAGGCTTGAACATCTATGCCGGTGAGGATACCCCAAGGCAATTGGTTGCTGAATCGGATGTAATGGAAGCACCAAAACCCATATTCTGTAAGGAATGTGGAAAGGAGATAGCCCCATACAAGAACATGAGTGCACAGGACTTTGCCACCAATACCTTGGCTTCCTATGGCAAGGAACTATGCCTAGGCTGTGCCAACAAGGCAAAAGAAGAGAGAAAGAGAAAAGCCGAGGAAGAAAACAAGGATAAAAAGGAGTAATCAAATATTATGCTAAACATTATTACAATCGTAGGTCGCTTGACACGCGACCCGGAACTTAGGAAAACCAAGTCCGAAACAAGTGTCGCAAGTTTCACAGTTGCATGTGATGATTCAAGGAAGGCACCAGACGGAAGCAAACAAACCGTATTCCTTCCGGTAAGCGTATTCGGTAGCCAAGCCGACATAATAATGAAGTTCACCAAGAAAGGCTACTTGATTGGCATAAGCGGTAGGCTCACGCAACGCAAGTACCAAAACAAGCAAGGTGTTGAAATCACTTCTACCGAAGTCATTGCCAATACCATTGAACTAATGGAACCAAAGGCCAAGGAAGAAGCCGAGGGCGAAGCTCCAAAGGTAACCGCACCAGAAGAAAAGACCGAAAGTGCCGTTAAGCCAGCAGGCGATGACGGAATGCTAGATGACGATTTGCCGTTCTAGTCCATAGGACAACAAAAACCTACTTGCCCTTTCCAGGTTAGCGAAAGGGCTTTAAATATGGGGAAGATGGAATTGGTAGTTCTGCCATTCTTCCAATTCCTCCGAGCCAATTACTCGGCTTCCCCACCAATGTTAATCTAATGGCAAGTAATATAATGATGATTTAATAGAAAGGGTGGAAGTTTCGCAAATGGCAGATTTGAACGAACTAAAGGCAAGATATAGCAACATACCACAGGAAATGACGCAAATGCGTAGATGGGTTTGCTTTAAAGTTGTGGAGAGGGATGGGAAAAAGACCAAAGTCCCATTTGACCCCCATACCGGAAACGGAGCAAAAAGCAACGACAAGAATACCTGGGGTGATTTTGATGAGGCAATTAACGCCTGCGCCAAATACAATCTTGACGGACTTGGCTTTGAGTTGGGTGATGGCATTTGTGGAATAGATTTGGATAACCACCCAGACACTAATGGGGAATTCATGCCTGCAAAGCAGTTCCAGGATCTTGCAAACGAATTCGTAAGGACAATGAATTCCTATAGTGAATGGAGTGTTTCTGGAAACGGAATACACATATTTTTCTACGGAAAACTCCCAAGCGGTAGGAGAAAGACCTCCAATGTAGAGATGTATGATAGTGTACGCTTCTTTGCAATGACCGGAAAAAGCATTGGTAGGAGGTCTATAGCCTTTAGGGAAGAGGAAGCGACTTCCCTATGGAAGAAATATGTTGATGATAGTGAAGCGTTGGCTAGGAAGAAAAAGGAAGCCGAGGAAAGGAACAAAAAATACCTCGAAAGCCTTAATGGGGTTGCCGTACTCCAGAACCTAAGCGACAGCGATTTGATAGACAAGGCGCAGAAAGCCCCAAATGGCGGAGCCAAGTTTTCTAGGTTGATGAGAGGTGATATGTCGGATTTCGATGGCGATCATTCAAAATGCGACCAATCGCTTTGCAATATGTTGGCGTTTTTTTCCAATAGGAACGCCGAACAGATAGATAGGATATTCCGCACTTCTGGCCTTATGAGGGAAAAATGGGATTCCAAAAGGGGCGATACCACCTATGGTGGGATAGTGATACAGAACGCAATTGATGATTGCTCCGCAACATACGTAAGGATAATAAAGGATACGACAAATAAACAAGTGGAAACCAATAATAGCGAAAAAGACAAGGAGAAGAATCCGTTGCTTGTAGAGATGAACATAGATGATGATGGGGAACCGATATTCAGGATCAACCCGTCTCTACCAAAGGGAAAGGCATACCATTTGGACGATACGGGGAATGCACTTAGGTTCTATGACTTCTTTGGTCAGCACTTTCATTGGAACGCCACCGACAAGGTGTTCATGTTCTGGACTGGAAAGACATGGATATTCGACAATAAGGGAATTGTCAGGAAATATGCAAACCAATTGATAGAGAACCTCCGTTCCGAACTTACGAACCTCAACGAACAGATAAAGGAATGTGGAAGCGAGGAAGAGGGTGAGGAAGTAAGGAAAAAGCTTTTGGGGATAAAGGCAGCCTGTGAAAAGAATATAACCAGAATATCCAACAAGGCAGGAAAAGATGCAATGATTTCAGAATTGCAGACACTTGGAAAAATGCCAATAATGAATGAGGAGTTCGACAGTAATCCGTGGATATTGAATACAAATTCCGGCATTGTTGACCTAAAGACCGGAAATATAATGAACTTTGATAGGAATTTATTACTATCGAAGAATACCAATATAGATGTTTCGTATGACGAACCAACCGAATGGCTAAAGTTCCTACATTCGATATTCGAAAGACAGGATAAAAAGGAAACCGAAGAGATTATAGAGTGCTTCCAAAGGTCTATGGGCTATACGCTTACGGGACTTTGTGGGGAACAGATAATGTACTTGCTCCATGGCGGTGGCTCAAATGGAAAGTCAACGGCAATGAAGGTCATGATGGACATAATGGGAGACTATTGCAAATCAATAGATTCCAGTCAACTCATGGTTCAGAAGAACCAAAGCACGTCAGTCCAATACTCATTGGCGGAACTCCAAGGTGCAAGACTTGTCATAACACAGGAAACCGACAAGGGTGCAAGGCTATCCGAATCCATGATTAAGCAATTGACTGGTGGCGATCCTATAAACGCCCAAAGGAAATATGGTAGGCCTTTTAGCTTCAGACCTATATTCAAACTATGGATGATGACCAATAATTTGCCGATAATCACCGGTACCGACTACGGTATATGGCGTCGTATATTCCTAATTCCGTTCAAGAAGCAATTTACGGAAGAGCAAAAGGACAAGAGCCTACCCGAAAAACTATCCAAGGAATATCCACAGATACTTGGGTGGGCGATAAAGGGTTGCGTCAAGTACCTATCCGATATGGATTTGCACAAACCTGATTGCCTTGAAAAGGAATTAGCCCTATACCAAAACGATATGGATGTCATTGCAAAATTCCTAAATTCCGAATGTCAGGACAAGAGAAGTGAAAACCTTGAAAGAAAGACTTCCAAGAACGATTTGTACAAGGCTTTCAAGGCTTGGTCGTTCAACAACAACGAATATGCAATGCCTGAATCCAAGTTCAGCGATGAATTGATGAAGAAGGGTTTCAGGATAGAGACGGACAAGAAGAACGGCATAAGGTACTATCTTGGCTTGATATTGAACGAGAATGCAATATGGACGGATAGTTTCCCAAAGCAGAGGAAGAAGAGTGGCTATGAAGAGGTAAATCCATTTGATGATGATATTTGATGAAAGGAAAAGGATATGGAGATATATATGGAAAACATAAAGTTTAAGCCTAGGGGAATCAACTGGCGTCGTCTTGAGAGTGCTGCGTGGCGCTCCTTGGTGGCAAACGAAAGCAATGAAGATAGGGAACGCCTCCGCAAGCAGGTGGCGGAACGTATCGACGAATACATTCGTGTTGGTGGAATTGACCGCGACATAGCCGAACTCGATTCCATGTTCGTGGACGAAAACCTAAAGGAGAGGCTGGATGCCATCGGTAATCCGTCGCTATGGACACCTGAAATGGGAAACCCAGCGGTGGTTGCAGGGACTAGCGGAAGGTATGGACATAAGCTTGTCTTGAAACAAGATGACATGGATCCATCCGGAGTGGCACTCATAGCATGGTGGTCTCCATGTTCGAGAGAGGTCTGGATGGATTCAACGTTTAATGGAAAACCATTCCTTTCATCGCTCGTCAACAGACTTGCATCAAGGAAGGAACACACCGTGATGGACGCCGTTCGCAAGACATTTGTTGACAGACTATCCCTTGCCGAGGAGGCAATGTGCAAGAGAATTAACGAAACTTCGGGTTTTGAAAAACTCGTGGGGAGTACAATCCCCAAGGGCATTTGGGACTACATCAAAAGGTGTGAAAGCGAGGTATTGGGGGAGGAAGAATTATGATGGAAGAGGAAATGATATGGAGATAGTTGTGTGTGTCGAGTATGCAGACGGAAGCAAGAAGGAGATACCGCTTGGGGATAAGTCCGTAAGCGATGCAATAAAGGTCATGGATTCCCTTCTTGATAGCGACATGAACATAAAGACGGCAACAATAAGGAAGGTAAGACCAAATGCTTGTAAAGGTTAGCGGAGACTTGGAGATAACCAATCCTACGGAAGAGGTTGTCAAGTGGATTGAGGAAAACCTCACCCTTACCAACCCTACCTATGTCAACCTCATAAAAAGGGGCAAGGAACTTGTCGGTAGGCAAAGATATGTACAGCCTACGATAAAGTCCTATGTAGTGAGGAACGGAACGTATATCGTTCCATTTGGCTGCCTATATGGACTTGCCCCATTGTTCAATGGCTGCAAAAGGGAACTAGACCTTGCAGAACCCCATAGCAATGGGTTTGAGGGGCTTCCTTGTGCCGTAAACCTATTTCCTTACCAAGAGAGAGCCGTCGAGGGCTTAATCAAGGCAAAGGGAGGTTTGCTAAAGGCTGGTTGTGCCTCCGGAAAGACCTATATCGGCATTGAATTGCTAAGGCGCTTTCATCTCCGTTTCCTATGGATTTGCGGAAAGCAGGACTTGCTAATGCAGGCACTAAGAAACATAAACAAGCTATATCCAAGCCTTGACATAGGCGTGATTACCGACGGTGAGGTAAGGATGGGAAGAGACGGAACAATAGCCACAGTCCAGACAATGATAAATGTCGATAGGAAACTATACGAAAACGAGTTCAACATAGTCATTGTCGATGAATGTCATGCCGTTGTTTCCAATCCAGAAACAAGGGCAATGTATGCAAAGGTAATGTCTAGGTGCAAGGCAAGGTTCAAGTATGGACTTACGGCAACACCGACAAGGCAAGACGGACTTACGAGGCTAATCTATGCAAACATAGGGATGTCTCCAAGGGGAACATTCAAGCCTACTGTTGAGATTTACGATAGCGAAACCCAGTCATTGGTTGCAAAATACGAAACACTCGATTTGTTCACAAAGGATAGTTTCTCATATCTAAATGGCGATGGCACGATAGACTACAATGGACTTCTTGATTACCTTGCCAACAATGTCGAAAGGAACAGGAAGATAGCCGATAAGGTAAAATCGCTGGTTGACGGTGGAAGGAAGATTGCCCTTTTGTCAAATAGGGTATCCCACGTTGAGAAGCTTAACTCCCTTTTGTGCGAAATGGGGGTAAGAAGCAAGATAGTAACGGGAAAGAGCAATAAGAAGCAAAGGCAAGAGGCACTCTCAAACCCTGATTCCTGGGACGTAATCTGCTCTACCGTATCGCTTTTCAAGGAAGGATTGGACATAAAGGCACTTGATACCACATTCATAGCATTGCCGTTCAAGGATCCAACCGGGATACAGCAAAGTGAGGGTAGGAGCGAAAGGCCTATGGAAGGAAAAAAGGAACCACTATTCATCTTCGCGTTCGACAACGAGATACCATATTGTCAATCTGTCGAGAGGAAGATGAGAAGGGTTGTTTGCAGGAGGAGGAAATAATGGGAGCCAAATCTAGGGAAAACGGAAAAAAGGGAGAGACAATAGGACAGGCCTTGTTCAGGAGAAACGGATATTGGGTTCACTTGACAGGGCGTTCGCAGTCAGGCTCACAGCCAGTTGACCTCGTTGCCATAAAGGGAACGAATACCGAAACATTGGCTTGGCTACTGGACGTAAAGTTTGTGTCAATCCAGAAACCCTCATTCGGCTTTGAGGACATACAGCCTGACCAATTGACTACGCTAAGGTATGCAAGGGAGTTTGCAAACATGGAAAGGCTTGGGTTCCTCATAGTGTTCGAAAGGGACTTGGAAAACCCTAGGTTCCTATCCTATGACGATTATTTGAACATTTCCAAGAAAGGTAGAAAAAGTGTGAATATGGATTCACTTGAATATATGGAGGAAACACTGAAATGTGCGGAAAGATAAAGAATTCCATCATCGACGTAGACGAGCCGAATAGACTTGCCTACTATGCCTACTTCGGCTTTAGTGGAGAGGTGTTGGGCTTGGTAAGCCTAAAGCTTCACGAGGGCGATAAATGGTCGCTCTACAAGGAAGCAAGGAGCAATACAAAGAAACGCTTTGCCATTGCCGTCAACTATCTCGACATGAACGACAATAGGCATTATTGGCGCTTCCTAAATCCCGAGACATGGGTGATGAGGTATGGGGAAACGGATACCTACACCCTAGAGGAGATTGCCTTGATGCTACAGGAAAACAAGGGAAAGCCAATGAAGTTTCCAGACGGTACCCCGATACCACCTACGTATCCGAAGATAATAGAGGAAGCCGACATACCCTATTACAAGGGTTTCATGCCAAGGAGAAGGATATACATAAAGGCACCTACTAGGGAGGAAGTCTATAAAATGTTCAACGGACATTGCGCATACTGTGGCAAGAGGATAAAGATTAAGGATATGCAGGTAGACCATATCGTGAGCCACTTTAGGCACAATGGAACGGACGAATTGGAAAACTACTTCCCATCATGCAAGGATTGCAATGGGCTGAAGTCGGATTACCTATTGGAAGAGTTTAGGGAAACCCTTATCCCAAAGTGCCTAGACAAGGTAAGGATAGGGAACACGATAAACAGGAGTAGGGACTGCCGTTCGCTTAGGATAGTGGTTGCCTACGGACTTGATAGGGATCCCAAGAAGAAGATAGAATTCTATTTCGAGAAGAAGGAAAGGGAAAAGGAAAGGGAAAACGACGATGAGATTTGAGAAGGTAAGCCTTGAACAGGCATGTATAGAATACAAGAATGCATTTGGGGAAGAACCAGACAAAAGGCTGCTAAAGGATATACTTGACAGGTTGGAACTCCCAACAAGGGCAACGGATAGGAGCATTGGCTATGATTTCCATTGTCCGTTTGAGATACAGATGAAAAAGGGAACGAGCGTTTTCTTTCCCCTTTTCATTACCGTAAGGGATATGCCAAAAGGCGTAGGGCTATTCATCTATAACCGCTCTGGACTTTCGATGTTTCAGGGAGTAACCCTAGACAATGACGTAGGGTTAATCGATGGCGACTATTACCCTCGTGGCATTGGCTGCAAGTTGACTTCCTCCAAAAAGGATTTCCACATAAGCGAGAGTTCTAGGGTATGCCAAGGCACTTTCCAGAATGTACTCTTTGTGGAAAATGATAGAATTGTGGAAAATGAAAGGAAAGGTGGATTCGGTTCTACCGGTAAATGATATGGAAAACAAGGAAGAAAATGAAAAACTATATGACGTATATGCCATAAGGAATGACAAGGACGAACTCAACAAGTTAGGGCTTATAGAATGGGAGGTAATATCCCAAAGTCCGTTCTTGTTGGCAAAGACGTTCGAAATGGAGGAAAACTCCGAGATACTCGACCAATTCGAGGCATGGATTAATATCCAGGCAAATAAGGACGCCAAGGTTATGAAGGTTCTTAGGAAATGGGGATTTTCGTTCAAACAGGTCTACAATGACGAAAAGAGAAAGAGGGAATATAGGGTAGAGAGAAAGAAATCCCTTACCGAATGGAGGTTGGAGATAGAGGTGGAGCCGGGTGAGGATCTCCTCCTTGTCGGAATGACTTTCGGACCACTGGAAATGAATACCCCCATATTCTATGGGAAAGACGTAATAGACAAGTATGTGCCAAGGGAAATCCTAGACGAATTGACTGGTGAGAATGGCATAGCACCTACCAAATTGGCAAAGTAGGATTGGTTATGAGGCAAGACATCCTAGACGAAAGAGGGAGGGTTGTGGTATCAAGGCTTTTTTCGAAGGCCTTTTCACATCATCTTTTCCTAAACGGGAATACTTGTAGGTACAACGTATACAAAGGGGCGAGAAATACCGGCAAGTCTATTTGCATAATCGGGTATGAATCATTGCTGAAGATATTGTCCAATCCCGAAAAGAATATCCTCATAACGAGGTTGAATTCCAACTCCAACAAGCAATCGACCTATGAGAATATCTGTGGTAGGATATATGACCTTGGATTGGAACGCTCGTTTTCGATGAAGGAAAACCCAACTCCCGAAATAACCTATAAGCCTACGGGGCAAAAGATAATATTCAAGGGACTTAACGATCCTACCACACTAAACTCCCTTACGTTTGCAAACGGATACCTTACCGACATCTACATAGAGGAAGCCTTCGAGATTGAATCCTATTCTGATTTCAGGAAACTCGATGGCTCTCTCCGTGGAAAGACAATGGATGGGAGAAGGATACCCTTGCAGATAACGCTCTGCTTCAATGCCTGGAGCAAGGAAAGCTGGATTTACGAAAAGTTCTTCAAGGGAGTATTCGAGGACGATGAGGCATATCTCGATAATCCAGACAATACATACGATGACTATTATGATCCTGAATGGCAAGGAGACTTCGGAAAGGGACTTTACCTACATACTTCAACCTGGAAAGCAAATGACTTCAGGGACAAGGAAATAACTGACCCGGCTGCTTTGGAAATGAAGAAGCGTTCCTTGGATATATATAGGACGGATTATCTCGGAATGTGGGGCAATTCAACGGCTTCCACCTATGCCGAATTCAAGGATAACTGCATAATGCCTTTATCTGCCATAAGGGAAAAGTACATGAGGTTCTCTTCGTTTGCCATTGGGATAGACACAGGGCTATCAAACGGAGAAGGTGGAAAGAGAACCGTAGGAAGGCATCAAGTCGTAGAGGAAAGGATAAAGTCCGCCACGGTTATGACGCTATCGGCGGTTACGTCCGATTTCGAATCGATAGTCTGCCTAGATGAATACTACCATACCGAAATAGAGAGGAATGGTTCATACAATACCGACACGCCATACCAACTAGGCGAACCGGGCTTGATAAAGGCCTGTGCCGACTACATAGAGAAATGGTTCGACAAGTACTCGAATTCCGGAATGGGTATATTTGAGGGTCAGACCATATCCATATACATAGATAGTGCGGATATAGGCTTTAGGCAAATGCTGGAATTGGAACTCAGGATAAGGAACTTCAGGAATGTCGATGTCTATCTATCTCCAAAGCTTAGCACCCAGACCAGGGTTGACTTCGAGAAAGTAATGTTTGCCTGGGGCAATATGGTTATATGCGACCAGTGTAAGAACACAATACGCGAGTTCAGGAACGCCCGTAGGGACAAGAAGGGTAGGGCACGTGAGGACAATGACGACCATGCCCTTACAAGCTTCGAATATGGCTTTACTCCACAACTAGGCGATGTCAGGATGTGGAAGCAGTTCAAGGAAAGGAAATGACAATGGGATTCTTGGTTGCACAGATTGGATTCATACTCCTCAACGAAATGCTTGCAGCAACATTGCTGCTGGTATCATTGCTTAGGGGAGTATACTGGATGGTTGCCTATATGGCGGTGTTGCTAACCCTTCTTGGGTTGGCTGCACTGGTTTCCATAATCGATTTCATCATAAGGGAAAAATGAAACGGCTCTTGGTAGCCGTTTTTTTGTCAAACCTTAAACAAACCTAAAAATTCTTAAATTTTCATTTACTTCCATTTTTGCATAATATAGAATTTAGGTATCAAAGGGAGATAAACGAAAATGGAAGAAAAACTTACTGAAAGACAAATTGAACAAATAGCAGGGGAAAGGATTTTCCAAAGGCTTTGCAATTACTACAAGGATCATGAATTGCTCAATATGGGAAATGCCAAAATAGAATGTGTATCCACACAGAATGGATATTCTTTGAAAGTTTCCATACCACCAAGGGATTTCGATGATGTGTATAGTTGCAGGAGATTCCTAAAGCATTTTAAATTCGACAAGAAAACTACTAGCGAAAGCATTGCCCTTGCCATAGACCAGGAAATCGAAAGGTTTGAGGTTGCGACTACAAAATGGTTTAGGGCAATCAGGGTAGCAAGTAAGTATATTGATATGGAAGAGCCAAACAGGGAATTGACTGAAGAGGACTTCGAAAACATGACCGAGGCGGTGGAATATGCCATGTGTAAGATACTTGGCTACGATACCTTTGACCTAGACAGCAAAATGGAAGTCAAACCCTCGATTTACGAATATGAGGGTAGCGAATTCATCGACATAGACATATCCTTGCGTAGTAGGGAAGATGTTGTTTGCCAATGCAAATTCGACCATGAAATGGAATTTGAGGCGCAAGTAAGCTCATTCAAGATAGCATTTGTCGAATTCATACAGGCATTGGTAAGGGAAAGGGCTAATGTAAATTCGTATATATACAATGAATAGGAGATTGGAAAGGAGAATGTATGAAAAGGAAAAGAAATGAATATGAAGTCCAGATGAGGGAAGAAACAAAAAGGAAGGGTAGGTGGAAAACCATTGGCGACTTTGCCAATGCGTTTGACGCCCAAAGCGAGGTAAACACAATGGTAGGCAACAACGGTACGGCAAGGGTAGTCAGGAAGCTATCGTGGGCTTATTTGCCGGTCATTGCATTGGTTGGATTGGTTTGTTTGGTGTTATCCATATTGATATGTGTAGTCCTATTCCCATTCTTTGTCTGGAAATTTGTAGGGGACTTCATGTCCGACTTCATAAGCGACGAGAAGAGAAAGAGATATGAAAAGGACTAGGGGCGAGATAATGGTGTGTCAGTTTCGGGACGGCAAATATGTTCATGTGGAATTGTTTAGGGACATAAATAAGGCAAGGAGAAGGAAATCGGCACTAAAGAAAAAGGCAAGGGAGGAAAATAGGAAATGGCTAACGACACTGGAAACGAATTTGAGATGATGGATCGACTGAATCCAAGGTCAACGCCATATGAGGTATTCATAAAGGAAGATATAGAGGTTTCTGCAAAGGACATCGAAAAGGCAAGGAATGAAATGGAATACCAAAGGCACTTTGGTGGTTTTGGATACAAACAGGCAAAAAGGACATACGAAAGGCTATTGAGGAAGTTCAAGGCTACGGAAAGGAAGGAATTAGGAAATGGAAATTGACGGAATGTGGGAAGTGGAAAGGGTAACTATCCGCAACAAATACAATGGAAGGGAATTGGAACTAGACAAGGAAGAATGGGAAAGGATAAGGAGTGGCACAAGCGTATCGAAGATATATCACGAAAAGCTTACGTCAAGCGGTGTCTATAACCCAAACAAATTCTTCTGCACCGAGAAGGGGCTAAAATGGCAATACTAGGAGATACGAATATGAGAACCAAGGGTGAATTGAAATATTTTTTGCTAAATAGGCTTGGGCTAAGGAAACGCACAGCCAATGTATTGACAAGGTATTCCGAAGAATGGATTGAATTGCCTTGTTCTGTGGAGGAAGCCATAACGGCACTTGGAAGAACCGAGGGTGGAAAGCCTACCATAAGGAACATACACAACATGGGCGTAAATTCCACCAACGAGGTATTGAAGGCAATAGAAAGTTATAATGGCTATGGATACTAGGCCAAAAGGGGGATATGTCTTATGAACAGTAGGCTAGAAAAGGATATAAGGAGAATTGTAGGCGATAGCGACAATAGAATTGAGTTTTACTTGGGAAGAGATGTCTGTACGGCTAGTCTATCCCTAGGTAATTACAAAGGCACAAAGTCCGAATTAATGGAAGGAATGGAATATATGGAAACAAGAGACGGAAAATACCTAGCCATGGATTTCGGCAATGGGATTGTAACGACAATAATCTTCGATAACTGGGAAGTGAGGGGTTTATAATGGTACAGCTTGACTTATTTGCATCCACCTACGGCCAATTCGAACTAAAGGGAAAGCTAAGGCTCATCGAATTCTTCGCAGGTATAGGGGCACAGGCAAGGGCACTGGAGAACCTAGGTGTCGATTTCATATCCCATAGGGTATGCGAATGGAGTTGCAAGTCGATTAGGGCATATAGGGCTATACACGTAAAGGAAGCCCCTAGCAAGGAATTGCTCGATAGGGTGGGAAAACTATCCATTGAGGAACTAATCGATGCCGTAAGGGGTGTTTCCATGGACTATAGCAAACCAATGACCGACGACCAATTGAGGAAGAAGGGAAAGGAATGGCTACAAGAACTATATGTCGACATGCTCATGATAGGCGATACCTGCCCAGACATTTCAAGGCTCAATGGTGTAGACCTTGGCATTGAGAAAGAGAAAGGCAGAAAGGATACGTACATGATGACATATTCCTTTCCATGCACTGACATCTCCAATGCCGGCAAAATGGAAGGCATGGAAAGGGGTTCTGGGACACGTTCCGGACTTCTTTGGGAAGTCGAGAGAATACTCCTTGAACTAAGGGATATGGAATGCCGTCCTGATGTCCTCCTAATGGAAAATGTGCCAGGTGTATGTGGTTTGAAGAACCTAAAGCCTTGGAATGATTGGCTACAAAGCCTACACAAGATGGGATATACCAACTATTTCTCCGTATTGAATGCCAAGGATTATGGGATACCGCAGAACAGGGAACGTTGCTTCATGGTTTCCTTGCTTGGGGAGAAATCCTATGAATTCCCAAGAAAGGTAAGGCTAAGATATAGGTTAAAGGACTTCCTAGATGAGGAAATCGATAGCAAGTACAACCTTTCCGAAAAGGTAACGTCGAAGTTCATAAGGGTGTATGAGCCAAAGGGATATTCATCAATCGACAATTATAACAAGAAGATAAAGGAAAACCCCGAGACTTCCAATACGCTTACGGCAAGGTATCAGGTTCCCAACCATGGAGAAAGGATAGTGGAACCTATCGTATGTGAACCAAGGGTAAAGGTAGAGGGAAGCCTAGGCTACTATGGCTTCAGGAGAGCCGATGACATAATATCCAAGGAAGGCTGCTCACCAACGATACTAACCCATGGTGAAAGGATCGGATACTCGATCAATGTCGTGGAGAGAGGCAAGAAGATAGTCGTTGGCAAGGTAAACGATTCCCAAAGCGGTACCGTCCTTAGTGCCGAAGGAATATGCCAGACCTTGATGGCAAGGGACTACAAGGATCCTGCCAAGATAGTGATAGAGGACGAAAATGCCATTGTGGTTCCAGAGAACACCAAGCAGGGATACCAACTAGAACACGAGGGTGATGGCATATATACCAATAGGGTTGAGCAGAAGAGGGGAACCGTACAGAGGGGTAGCATACAGACGATAAAGGCAAACAATAGCGATATTGCCGTAGTGGACAATGGGTTACGCATAAGGAGGCTCACGCCATTCGAGTGCGGTAAGCTCATGGGCTTCGACCGCAGCGACTTCGAGAGAATGTACGATAGTGGCTTGAGCGAGAGCGCATTGTACCATTCGGCAGGCGATAGCATAGTAACGACAGTCCTCATGGGATTGTTCGGAAGCCTACTGGGAATTGATTATGCAAAGAAAATAGAAGCCGTTGCGGATAGGATAGCAACGGAGAAGGGAAGAAAATGAAGAAAGGCAATAGGATTCCTTATATATACATAAGGTACCTCAAAATGATAATAAACGGTGTAGAGGGGGGTAAATACTCCCTCTATAGCGATGGCAGAAACATTATCCTGAAACTTGACGGAAATGGCGATTTCTCCATAGGCGATGGTGGAAGGAAGGAAATCGAATCCCTAGACGCAAGGAAGTTCATCGCAGGTCATTTCTATGGGAACGGAACGCCAAGGGATACCAAGTTCAGGTCGTATGGAACAAATGGAAGGAAAGGGGAAACCATCTTCTCGGAATGGAAGGAGATTTAAGATGAGGAAGAGGATATTCGTCGGAAGAAAGGAAGATAGGGAACCCTATATCCGCATAACGCCATGCAGCGTAAGCATAAATAGGGTTGATCCTGGAAAATACCTCATAAAGTTCCATGGTAGGAGAATCCACCTAGCCAAGGATTTATCTACGTGGAATGTCGTTGTTTCCGAAAGGACAAGAAGGGGTTGCACAAGCAACTGGATAGTGATGAGGGAAAGCATAAAGTATTTCTATGGAAACAAAAAGCCAGAATCCAACCACTACCCAGTCTTTGTTTCATATGGTAGGGGAAAGGGCTGCACCCTTGTATTCTCGAAGTGGAGGAAGGAATGATGGGCAAGGACTATGCAATAATCGTAAAGCCACGCATCGAAATATCCTCCATAGACATTACGGACGATGGCAAGTATGGGTTCCTAGTTACCCCAGACTTGTTCCTATTGGGGTTCGGGTATGATGAAAATGGGAAACCGAAAAAGGGAACAATAAGGAACTATGGATTGGTCGTAAGGCTCTTGCAGACCGACAACGAGGAAAAGACAATTGATGTCTGCCGTAGGTATGACGAAAGGCTTTCCGACATAGACGAGGAGATATGCAACATTGTGAGGGATAGGATGTCAATGGGTTTCCCAAATGACAAAAGGAAGAACAATGCCTAACCTAAAACCAACCTTAAATGGTATTTACCAATACAAAAAAGGTGTATACACTTTGTGCAACGAAAGGAAAAATAGATGAAAAAGATAGAAAGTAAATACATTGTACTCTTCTCTAGGGGGAAGTTCACAGTTGCAATGCAAATGGAAGGCTTCTTGATGCTTGAAGTGGGAAACCACTTGTTCTGTGGGCTTGGCGATTGTCCATACAAGCTTACAAACGAGGGAAATATATTGCATGAGACAAATAATGGCATGGAAGCCGATGAATTCGTGAGAAAGGCTAGGCTTAGGGCAAACTCGGAGGACTTCTTGGAGGAAGTGGGGAATGGCAATATGCAAAGCCCATTCTACCAATCGTTCGTAAATAGCCTTCTGGGACTTGCCAAGAGCCTTGAAAGGGAAATGTCCAATGGAACCAAAAAAAATCTATCTAGGCAACTGCTATGAACTCATAAGGCAGGTTAAGGACAATAGCGTCGACCTCATAGTAACCGATCCTCCCTACAAGATAGAGAATTTGCATGGAAGTGGGATTATGAAATCCAGGAACAAGGAAAACTTCTCCAGGGAGATAAAGGAATCCAACCTTGACGTAGGGATAGGCACATCCATACTCGACGAGTTTATGAGGGTGATGAAGAGGGTGAACATCTACCTTTGGTGCAACAAGGGGCAGATACTTCCCTACCTCGAATATTTCGTGAAGGAAAGGAAGTGCAGCTTCGAGATGATTGTATGGGGCAAGAAGAACCCAATACCGTTCTGTGGTACGCATTACCTTGTAGACAAGGAATACTGCCTATACTTCTGGGAGGAAGGTGCTCCGGTAGACATTCCGTTTGGTAGGGCAAGGACAATTTATATGAGCAACACGAACGTTGCCGACAAGAAGGCGTATGGACATCCTACCATAAAGCCACTTGACATAATAAAGACATTAATCGAGAACTCATCAAGGCAAGGCGATTTGGTACTTGATCCATTCCTTGGGAAGGAACTACATAGGGTTTGAGATTAACGAAAAGTATTATAGGATAGCAAATGAAAGGATAGAGGGGTTTGACCAGAATGGAAGAATGAACCTCTTGGAGTTATAGGAATGAAAAGGAAACTTACAAGATTGGGACTTATTGTTGTTGCAATGACCACACTATGTTCCTGCAATAACAATAACAATAATGATGAATGGACATACCCAAGGGAACTCTACGTGGAATGCTTCGATGGAAGCAATACCACAATGAGGTACACCAGGAAGTTCATCAACGACAAGCATTCCAAGGCTGGGTACAGGTATGACGGCAATACCCTTTTCGTAAGGGAGAGCAAGGAGGACTACACAACGGAAATGGACAATGGCTATTACGTCGTGAAATACCTTGGTACGTGGGGCGAGGAAAGCACCACAAAATTTCTGCTATGTGGAATCACTAAAACAAATTAGACATAAAAGGAGGTATTGTTATGAGATTAACAAAGAAAAATAATGGAACAGGTAGTTGGACACAATTGGGCGATGAATATTTACCTGCTCACAATGTAAAACATAAAGAATGTGTCAATAAGCTCGGACAGTTGGAAGATATTGAGGAAAGAATCGGAATCGACCTAGTTACATTGTTCAGGATACTAGAAAGGTTTGACAAGACAATTAGGAATGGAGGGTGTGGGAACAGTTATGTCAACTTCCCAGACGGAACGACATTCTCCACCGACATGGGATATGTAGAGGAATTCATCGAAAGGTTCAAAAAACTCATCAATGATTACGGAAAGACCTGGGCATTAACAAGGGAGGAATTGGAAAATGCTAGAAATACTAACGATTCAAGAAGAAAGGAGAAATTTATGACATTCGGAGAAGCATTGGAACTATTGAAGAAAGGCAAGAAGGTAGCAAGGAGAGGTTGGAACGGAAAGGGGCTTTGGCTCGAACTCCAGAGACCTGACAAAAACTCAAAGATGACCTTGCCATACGTCTACCTTAACTACCCAAGTGGGGACAAGTACCATGATGGTTGCAAAGTACCGTGGTTGCCATCCCAGACTGACATGCTCGAGCAAGACTGGGTAGAGGTCGAATGATGAGGGAAAAATACATTGGGAAAATCTATGACGGTAGGTGGGAGGTAATCCGCTATGAGCCTTACGGAAGCAATAGCAAGGCAGGCAAGTTTGTGCTGAGGAACATCTACAATGGGAACGAGGTCAGCTTCAAGGACTCGACACTCCGGAAGGTCGATAGCGGAAAGACCACGGTATCGTATCTAAGATACAAAAGGCTGAAAACCATAAAAAGGAAAGAGGGGGAGTTTGATATGAGCCACAAGAGGATACTGAGCACAAACCCCGGTCAGGAGGAACTCTGGGAAATGGCACAAAGGCTGGGATACGTATATGTGAGGCTTGAAAGTGGCAACGTCAAAAAAGATATGCTTGACTATTGCCACTTCATGACTGAGACATCGACCTACCATGTGCGTCTTACCCAGAGAACTTATGGTAGGGAATGGGCACTTACGGAAGGAGAATTGAAATGACATTGCATGATACATTATTGGAAAACGCCGACAATCTTGAATACGTTACATTAAACGCAATATATCTCGACCTTGGTGGAAACGAACATATCTTTGTCTATACTGGGTATGTCGTAACCCCTAGATACATAGATGATCACTTGCCTAAAAAGATATTAGATTCCCAAGTGGTAAGAATTAACCATGGAAAGAAATGGGGCATCAATGCCCTTGAACAAATAGTCAAGATAGACGCTGAAATCTATATACTGTTTTGAGAGGAAACAGACAATGAAAAGGGAAACGATAGATAAGTTTCTATACCGTAACGTAACACTAATCGACTGCAACGAAATGGTCATGAGTGGCTACTTCGTACCTTATGACAAGAAGTACAAGCTCTTCCCAGACAATGGCGGTTGGGATACCTATGTATATAGGCCATCACACATAAGGAAGATTGAATTGAAAAAAAAGGAGTAAATTATATGACAAAATACTTAAGGATACTCGGAACTAACAGGATACATAAGATTGGCGAGATAGGTGTACCGGGATTAGGGCTTATCCAGTTTGGGAAGCCAATCCTTTGCTACATAGATGGAAGGAAAGCCTTGGTTTCCGAGAACATCTTCGATTTATGCGACGCCTACCGCGTAAGGGGCAATGACGGAAGCGAAAAGATACTCGACAATAGCGAGGAACTAGTTGGTATAGCCCAGTATTTTGCCGATTGTACGCTACTAGTTAAATACAAAGACGATTTAGTTGATGCAGCTTGGGTTAACAGGAACGGAGAGGTTATATTGAAGGGAGAATTGGAATGGACATCTACGAAAGAACAATAAGGAAGATAGGAAAGATTGTTGCCGATACCGAAAAGGCACTTGAAACCATCGATAGTGGGGAAATACCACCATACCTCGACTGCGACAATGAGAAAGACCTACTGGACGCCTATGGAGGCGGTTGCATTACCAAGAAACAATTCGAGGAAGGGTGCAAGTACTTTGCCGAAGCGAATGAAAGCATTGCTTACAAGGGTAGGGACTATAGACTGGTGCTAAAGGCACTTAGGGGAACGATTACGACACTTACCGAATACATGGAAGATGATAGGGAGGATAGGAAATGGAAAAGGAACTAGACATCAATGAGATTGTCAAGTTGATGGAAGAGAACGAAATAGTCGACTTGGAAGGATTAAGGAAGATAATCAAGGACTATGACAGCCTATGCGAGGATGTCGTACAGCTTACATGCGTCCTTGCGTTGCTTAATTCATTCATAAATGAAAAGGGGTTGAAGGACGAGGCAAGGAAGTACCTTGCAAGGATGCAACAAGGCAATAACAACAATAATAAGGGGAGGCATGATATAAGAATGGACGAATGGGCGAAAGGGGAAGTTGAACTCTTTTGCAAGGGTCAGGACGATTATTGGAAACTATGTGCCAAGAGTGCCCTAAAGGCATTTTTGAGCCTAAGTGATGACAACCATAGTGGTTTCAGCTGGGGAGTGACAACTAGTTTGTTGATAAGGCTTATGGATGGCCTCCCACTCAGACCAATAGAGGACAGCGACTTCCTTGACCAGGAAGGAATGATACAGCAAAGCGAGGAATATCTTAGGGAATTTGGGCTTAAGTCCGATCTCCAGTGCAAGAGGATGTCAAGCCTATTCAGACAGGAAACGCTGGACGGGAAGGTAACATACCACTGTACAGACAGGGTGCTATGCTATGACGAGGAAGATGAAAAGAGGATTCCGTTCACCTGTGGCGAGGGTGCTAGGCTAATCGACAGAATGTTCCCAATTACGATGCCATACTGGCCAACGGGGGAGAAGTACGTAGTCATGTTCAGGGGTGGCAAGCCGATATGGGTAAGGACGCCAGAAGGGGAGAAGATAGACCTATGATACTTGAATATGGGTTTATAGAGGTTGCCTTCCTCTCCTTCCTTGGGTTGGTGATCGCTTCCTCCCTCATCTTCCTTTGCTGGACAATCTACAAATGGAGGAAGGATATGAATGGGAAGGAATAGAGGTAGGCAAATGGGGCTAAAGGAAGCCTATTCCAGGATAAGGGAGAACTATCCTAGGGGAAAGGGCTTTCCAGTCGAGCTATTTATCGTGGAGGATGCCCTGAAGGCACTATCCATCATCATCGACAAGAACGTTGTGCCGAACCTACTGAAGGGAAGCCAGTGTGTCGATGACTACAACAGGTTCTCCAACCTTACCAACAGGATGCTCACGCCAAGGGAGTACCTGCTATTGAAGAAGTTCCTTGGCAACAACGGAAACGAAAGGAAACAATGAGATGAAAAAGGGATTGATTATTCTGGGAATGCTATTCCCATCGATTGCACTTTGTTCCTGCACTGGGACAACATACGAATCAACAGATGAAAACGGAAGTACAATAAAGGTAACTACCAACTATAATGTGGCACACATCTGCCTCAATAGTACCGGAGCCATAGACATTAGGATAAAGGAGTGGAATGCGAGTGCAACCGATGGCGCATATACCCTAACCCTCGAGGACGGCAGGAAGATGAAGGTGGGAAAGGATTCCTGTGTCCTTTTCATGGACAGGTGCGAATTTGACATCAAGCAGCACTTCAGCCAAAAATACTATATCGGAACCCAGACATACCTATAGGGAAAACGAATGTCTTTTTAAAATTTTTTAATTTATCATTGACTTACGATTTCAAAGGCTTTAACATATGTACATAGGGAATTCAAGGGAGGAAAGTATGGAAAACAACACTAACGAATTGACCAAGAACGACTACAGGATCCTTGCCGAGTTGGTAAGGGAACAAATCGACCATTGCGTCGAACATGAAATGGGAACCGACGACCCAGTACAGAAGGCATTCTGGAGGGATAGTGCAGCCCACTTCATAGGGGTTTACTACCGCATCCCCGGAATAACTAGGGATAGATAATGGAACTAGGGAAAAAAGACATAATCATGGTGAGGATGACACTCGCCAAGGCAAGGTTCGAGAAGGTGTCGATATGGATAAGGTCGCTATCTAGCCTCGCCTTTTTAATCGGTGGGGTTGGGAGCGGACTATACCTAACATTGGACGACCAGTTCCTGAATACCTATGCCAAGGCTGCACTATTATCTTCGCTTGGACTGGGATTCATCTTCAGGTTCATATCCGATGTTGTATTGCCGTCTATCTGCAAGAGGGTATGCTCATCGATATTGGAGGAGATGGGCGATGGACATTGAGCTTGAGATAAGGTTCAAGGACGAATTCGGCTTCGACAAGGCTGCATATAGGGAACTTACCATAGTTGACCTGAATAGGATATTGACCGACAGGAGTCCATTCAAGCTCCTTTTGTCTGACTACATAAACCCCATTCTCGACGAATACGACCTAGACATAGGCGAATATGACTGGTCTATTGTTGAAGGTGGCGATGGTGGGAAAAAAGAGAGAAAAGAGTGCTGACAATAACAATATGGATAATAACAACGATAGGGAACTCCCCTGGTACGAAAGGGTTAGGAAGGATCAGGAAGAAAGGGAAGGGAAGGGAGAGGTAGAGAAACCAGAGGTTTCTCCTACTTCTTCTTCTTCTTCTATTTTATATGGAGAGGTGGACCAGAAGAAAAAACACTATGTTTACCTGAAGTCCCGTTCATTGAAGCAGGTACTCCTTCCCTTGGTATCCTCCACCTATCCCATGATCCAAGGTTTTCGCGCTTGGGCTAAGGTAAACGTCTCCTGCAAGAAGAGGACCGAGAGGAGAGACGTCTATGACGAAAATGTAGATAAGTACACCCGCTTTACATGGATACTCACCTGCCATTGCTACATTACCCATAGAAGGGGAAAGGGTACCTGCGACATCTCCATGGATTACGACATGGACCTCTACGAAAGCCAGGGAAAGGATTACGACAGAGAATTCCTCCTCCGCTTTGCAAAGGTTCTCCAAGACAGGAAGTCATGGCTCGTAAAGGAGATGGGGATAAGATAGGAAAAAAAGTAAAAAATTAGAAAAAAATTTTTTCTTTTTTTCTCTCTATTTCCACTTTTGATTGACAATTTTTTTGTAAGGAAAGTGGAACGAAAATTATAGTTTTTGGAGGAACAAAGATGAAAGGAATCGGACAGAGAAAATCGCTGAACACGTGTAGAGTGTTGTGTACAGACAAGGGGAATTACCGAATAGTTGTATACACCAAAATCGGACTTTTCAAAAAAAGTGGTACTCCCGAAACGGAAGTTATATATAATTTACTATCTATACCAGATAGTAATATATATATAAAAAGTATTGACTTTTTCCACGGTGGAAGAAATAAAAAACGTTTTAAAAAAAAGGGGATTAAAATAAAAAAAGAATATGGATTTTTCCACCGCCGGAAAAGTCAAGGGTATTTATTTACATAGTAAATAATTTTGGATTGGAGAGTAACACATGGGAAAGGTGATGAAAGTCGGTATATGTAAATATACCGGAGGATATGGATTGTTCGAATTGAGGATCAGGACGAGGGAAGGGACGATTTGCTGGAAGGTCGACATTGACGAATTCATGAACGGTTGGTTCTCGCTTAGGGAGGACAATCGGAAAAGGGTTCACAGGGCGAGGTGGAACGGATATATCGACGAATGGGAGAGGAGGCATGGAAGGGAGATGCCAAGGGAGGTAGCCGAGGCGGTGTCAGGGTGGATGCTGGTGCCGAGTACCCTTGAAAGGGTTGGAAAAAGGCGCGGACATGGTGTAGAATGGTTGATGAGAAGGAAGGTGATGGAGAGATGAAGGAAAACCCATTGGTAGAGATGTTCGACAGGCCTGCCGAGTGGAAGCTGGACAGGAAGAGGTACCCATGGCTATCCGACAAGGAGGTTGGGTTCCTCGAATCCATGCCGTTCGACTATGGGAACATAATGGCTGCCGTCAGTTACTTCCTCACCAAGGAACAGGTGGCTGAGAGGCTACTGACTACGGAGGAGGAGTTGGACAAGTATTGTCAGACATTGTGGAATAGGGACTTTAATAGCGTGTATACAGTGCTAATGAAAAAAGCCAAAGAAACCGGTATTGACACCTTCAAGTGGTTTGCCAATAAGGGAAATGCCACTGCCCTCTCCATAATGGCTCACTCCATCATGAAGCTTGATAGGGAGGACAATGACAAGTCGCTGAAGGTTACCATTGTCAATGACCTTCCAGACATGGGTAATGGGAAATGATCCTCCAGGACTTGCGCAAGAAGGACGCGTTCCTCTCTTCCGTCGATGAAGAGCAAAGGGACGCCATGGAACTCCTCTATGGCGAGAGTGGGAAGATGATTAACAAGCAATCGTTCTCCCAGGCCATAATGGGATCGGAGGCGTTTGCCAAGAGTTCACCACTGATAAGGCCAAAGGTATCCGTACTCAGAAAGCCACTGTCGCTTGATGAGGATTCGGACAGCAGGGTTGACCTATTTCAGACCGACGGACATTACTACGTAACCTATAACAACGAGTTCAGCTACGAATATCTCTGCAACCCGGAAAAGGTGAAGGAGATGCCGTTTGTGGTATCTGGGGACATATTCACTACGAATTCAAGGGTTCCCAATAGGTATCGCGACTACTACCACCTGATGGCAATGGGGAAACTGATACCGATGCTTGGCACCGTGCTTGAGTTCTCAAACATCTCGAAGGACCTGTTCTTCATGGCTAGGAGAAATCCGATGGTAAGGTTTCCGTTCTGTTTCGACTTCGTTCGCTATGAGGAGGAAGTTGGTCAGACGCACTTCGTTACCAGAGACCTCTATGGAAAGCAGATAGACTTCGAGAAGGCACGGAGCAGCAATCCGGCATACATGTATAGGATCAAGCATGGTCTTGACCCGGTAACCAAGGAGAAGATGTGATATGGAATTGACAAAGTACCTAGACACGATTGCGTTGTCCTGCCTGGGTTTGCAGAAGGCACCCACCCCACTTGAGCTAGAGAAGGCGGTGTTCACGAACGATTTGGAGGGTGTCCTCCACTATAGGCTTGCAGAAGGCCGTGCATGGTATTCCGCAGATGACGACGAGATACTTGCCTTCTACAACTATTCGGAGAGGGTGGAGTACAATACCGAACCATATAGGTACAAGAACAAGCGTTCGTTCTTCTGGGCACGTTCATCACTCGAGGACGAGATGAAGAGGACGCACAGTGGCTTTGCCCGGGATATTGTCGATACAGACGTTGCACTCCTTGGGCTTCCTAGGATTAAGGTTGGCGTAAAGAGGAAGCCAGATAGCGACCTTATCGACAGGAAGTACCCAACGCTTGACGGGAAGAAGCCACAGGAAGCACTTGATGACATAATGGAATACAATGACCTTCCAAGAATGGTTCAGGAAGAGCAGGAACCACTTACCCTGGTAGACGGTTGGGGGGCGTTCAAGATTACATGGGGAGAGGAAGCTGACGTGCCTCTAGTCCACTACTATGGCGGAGAGAGGGTTAGGATACACTCCAGGGGAAGCTCCGTATTCGGTATGACATTCCTTGACTGGTATTCAGATGCACAGGGGAAGAGATACCTCATAGCCGAGACTAGGCTAATGAAGGACGGAAGGGGAATGATACGCTATAACTGCTTTAGGGACATCGGAAACGGGACCTTGGCTCCGCTTAGCAGGGAAGAGGCTGCGTTCTTCACCAAGGCGCAGGACCTGGATGACCTGCCGTGCCTATTTGCCGTTCCTACCTCGTTCTATGCGGACACCCAGAATGGACTTCCGGGAAGAAGCATCTTCAATGGCAAGTACAGTGTCTTTGATGACATAGACCAGGCGTTCTCCCAATGTGCAAATGCCATTAGGCGTTCCACCCCGGTAGAGAAGTTCGACCTCGACTATTGCGAAAGGGACAAGGATGGCATTGCAAGGATGCCTAAGCTCTTCGAAAGGAGGTACATTGGAATCCGTGGAATGAAGAACGCCTATGGTGAGAAGTCTGGGGACGATCCGGTAACCGTATCCCAGCCAAGGCTAGACATAGAAATGTATGTCCGTGCAATAGAACTCAATATGAGGAAGGCAATTAACGGACATTTGTCCCCTACTACCATAGGGCTTGATACCGAGAGGAAGGACAATGCGGACGCCCAGAGGGAATCCGAGAAGATAACAATCTTCACCATGAAGCATCTTGCAGGTAGGGAAAAGAGGATCCTGGAAAGACTAGCGAACCAACTCCTCATCGCCTATGAATACATAACTGCCAAGAACCACGTAATCACCTGCGATGACTATGGTGTCAGTGTCGAGTATGATGAGTTCGGCAACCAGAGCTTCGAATCCAAGATAACCACACTTGCGACAGTACTTGCAAATGATGGCATATCACCTTCAATGTATGTCTCCAAGGTATATGGAGATTCCATATCAGAGGCAGACAGGAAGGAGGAAATCAAGTGGCTGGAATCCAAGCACACGCTCGAAACCCCCACCGTGCAAGGCGATAGTAGGGGGAAGGAAGGAAACCTCGACGGACTGCTTGATGAAATCGGGGACGGTGAATGAATAGGGACGTAGCTAGGGGAACCAAGGGGACGCTGCTCGCACTGGGCACGTCCCTTTTCTCGGTAGGGACGATCCAACATGCAAGGAAGAGCGTCTATGCTTACCTAACCTCCACCGTGCAATGGGCGGATTCCATTGGGCTGCATGGGGTACTGGAAGCTGCCATATCGGTGGCTAGGACCTATGTAGGGAGGAAGTTGGAGTTCGAGCCAACCTCATTCATGCAGATGGCGTTCCCTAGAATCGTCAAGGCGTTCAACCGTGCAAATAGGCGTAGGTGGGTTAGGACTAGGAAACTGGACGTAGCCAATACGCTGCGACTTGGGCTTGGTGCCGATAGGGTATTCTTCCTTGTATCGAGCCACCAGAACCCACAAAAGGCACATGCCCCGTTCCAGGGAAGGATCCTCGTCAACAGCCATTGGAGGTCGCTTGGGGAGGGTTACCGTGCAAGGGTCGGATCGTATGTTAGGAACAGGAAGGTAATGTCTGTGCAAAGGGCAATGCGTGAACCGTATTACCTGTTCGTCAGACCAAACTGCATGCACTACCTGATTCCACTTGACACAGAAGAAGTGCTCAGTTCTTCCCCTACTGCCGTTGCAAGGAGGCACCGTGCAACCGAGAGAAGGGTTCGTAGGCCATATACGGACAAGCAACTGTATAGGCAGCGTAGGGCACTCTACCTCCTAACCCTTGGGTTACTAGAAAAGAAACTTGGGAGAAGTGGGATAAAGGCAAAATGAAAAAAAGGGTTTGGGATTCAGATCCTAAGCCCTTTTCCTTTGCGATGAAATCCTCTTTGCCTCCTCTTCGGTTTCCACGAATCGCCCCTTTACATAGTAGTACTTCATACATGTATCCCTGTCTGGGTAGCCACCGTATTTGTCTGGGCTATCATCTATGAAGCACTCGAACCACTTTGGGGTTTCCCCATCGTAGCCCTCGTACATATGCCCGTAGGCTTCCAGAAACGCCTCTATGGCCTCTTTTGCAATGTCGATGGATGGAAGTAGCCTCCACCTCCCAATTTGCTCTCCATAGGCCTCAGAATACCTTACAAGGACTGTTGCATCGTATAGGTATCTATCCATTGTTTCGCTTTGCCCTCCTTCCCTCGCATATGAAGTCTATCTTTCCCCTCTTGGTGTCGATTACCCTTACATCCCAATTGATGAGCCTCAGAAGTTTCTTGGCCTTATGGATTGCTGCAATCCTTGTATGGAATATTTCCGTAGGTATTTCAAGCCCTTGGTTAATGATTAGTGAGTACATTTTCTTTACTTAACCTCTCTTACTATCTTTTCGAGAATGATGTTGCCTGTCCTTGTTACATGGTAGGAGAATACGTAAGTCCTACCCTCTTGGATCACATAGCCAAGTGCAGCATCTGTCTTTGTCTTGGCATTGCTTTCATACCCAGTGGAACTCTCTATTACCGCTGCATAGCGTGGGTTTCCGTAATAGGAGTTGTTTAGCCTTGTGAGTTCCAAGACCTTGAATGTTCCGTTCATCTTGTTTTTTCCTCCGAACCTTGCTCCCACTTTGGAAGCATAACCATCTTAAGGGTATTCCAGAATATTGTCAAGTGTTTTTTAAAAATTTTATTAAAGGTATTAGAAGTAATCGGAGAAACTGTACCACCGTGCAAAACCCTAGCAGCAAAAAAAGGGGAGTGTGTTTCCCCACCCCCTAGAGTTCCTCTTCGTAAACCCTATCGATGAACTCCCCTTCTTCTGAACGTTCCTCGATTACGATTTCGGAGTTCGGAAACGGCTTGCTGCTTTCAAGTTCATCAATTCTGGAATCGACAAAGGCTAGGGCTTCCCTTTCGCTAGGGAAGGAACCAAGCGACATTTCATTGCCGTTTGGTGTCCCATCTTCCTCGTAGCCTAGTATTACAACCTCGTAAATCATTAGCATACCTCCCATAGCCATCCATCAATGAGGCGTTCCCTATTTGGGTTTAGCCAAACGACTTCGCCACTGTACTTGGAATCCACTTCATTTGTGATCCTGAACTTCCCAAGGCTATCGCGTAACGCTCTTGTCATCTTGGCACATGTATCATGGGTTAGCGTTCCATTTTGGAATACTATGTGTTCGCTAAACTCCATGCCTTCCTCTTCGCTAAACACCTCTATATTACACCCTAGGGAACTTATCTGCCCTAGCGTAGTTCCCATGAATATTTCAGGGTGTTCCTTGTTGAATTCGTTGTAGTAACTATTCTTGCCAGAAAGCATACAACAATGGACACTCCAAGCACATACACCATATGCGTAGAGAACATAACCGTTCGAGGTTTCCTTTATTCCCCCAAACTCATTGTCTACCCTGAAGAAGTGCCTAGCCTTTGGCTTGACATTCTTTAGGTAGTTATAGTCGCTGTTGTTTAAGGTGGCAAGGAGATATTCAAGAACCTCCCTGTCCTTAGATTTTGCCCTTAATTCGTAGTTGCAATCGTTTGCCATTTATCTATCCTCCTTGGATTTGATTTCTTCCCTTTCCTTGTCTAACCACTTCTTTAAGGCTTCCCCATCAAATTCGGAAACCATTTTCTTTAGGTTGCCTAGATACCTACTTGATTCTGCTAAGTTGCAACCCTTTAGGTAGTGCATGAAGTAGTACTCCACTTGGCTACCGTATTGGTAACGGATAAGGTAGTAGCCACTTGTTAGGATGCCATTGTATTCAGCGACTAGGTGATCTTGAACCAATTCTTTTTTGATGTCCCTTCCAATATTCCAAGAAGAGTTGTCCCAATTCCTGAAGGTACGTTCTAGAGTTTCGGTTGGTTGGGGTATTCCTTCATAGCCCCCAATCGCCTTTAGTTCGGTTTTGATGTGCATGTTCTATGCTCCTTTTCTTCCCCTATGGCAATATCTTAAGTCACTTTGAAATTTGTGTCAATAAAAATTTTAAAAAAAGTTTAAACGATATATATGTGTACGCAGAAATCCACCCACCGTGCAATTAGGAAAGGGGCGCAGATGTCTCTCTTGTGTGGTTATATTTCTCTAAGGACTGCCTACGGTGGGGACAGCAAGGTCTAGTGAGTGGCATACCCATTTCTCCGATTCTATGGGTAGGGGAAGGATGACCACTTGCACGGTAACTCTTAAAAAGAGTAGGGGAGTTTTGCCCTCCCCCTTTTCCCTAGTGGAACTTGAAATAAACCGACTGCCCTTTTCTTAATGTCCAGCAGGCTAGGCACTCTGGGCAACTCCCACCGCATGGAATGGCGGTCTCTGGGATTTTCGGATTCATCTCCGCTTTTTTAAAGAACACATAGGCAACGGGGAACTTGTAGGGGTTGTCCACCTTGAACGCCTTAGACCATGCAGAGAACACGATTCTTAAGTTGCTAGGTATCTTCCCACCGTTTGCAACGTAGCCGTTTACTATGTCAAACTTCTTTGTAAAGCATAGGAACCTAACGCCCTTGCACTTCCTTGCAACCTCTATCATGCCATCGAAATAGGAAGCGTCTACGATGTCCCCTACAGAATGCCATCTAAAGTACTTATAGGTAACTAGGGAGTTATTAAGGAACGAGGCTATTTCATCAAAGAAGCCCCTAGGATCTTCCTTGTAGAACAAGGCGTTTGACATGATGGAATTCTGAACGTTCTTGTAGGTGAAATTGCCCTTTTTGCCGTAGCACCCATGAGCACATGGGGCGTCAGCCCTACAGCTGCATTGTGGGGCGAGGTTTACGCTTGGGATTTGGAATCCCAGTTTTGAGTTTGTGGTTGAGATTTTGACTTGCATAATTGCCACTCCTTTTTGATGATTACATTCTAATGCATCCCATTATGGAAGTAAAGAGAAAAATAAAAATTTCCTAAATGAGTTTAGAAGTCATCGAATGTCTGAAACAACCACCGTGCAATTTGATGATAGGGATGGAAAACGGATTTCAAAAAGTACACCAAACCTTCTGGAGAACTTTTGCTGCTGGGGCAAGAAAAGCGGATGCCGTTCCACCCCCAATTTTGGGGTATGGGGAAATCCGACCTTGGTTGCACGGAGCACTTCTTTTCGGTTTCCGAACCATTTCAGACAAAAGAGATAACAACACAAGATATGCAAATGCCCCTAGAAATCGTTTCTGGGGCGTTCCTATGCGTTTCGTTTCCCTTTGTGGTAATTTAACGCTCTCTAAAGCCTTAAAAATGAAAAGCCCCCTTTTTCTAGAGGGCTTAGGGATCTCTTTCCCTTTCCTAGTTGGCTTTCTTGATTTCGGCTTCCACCTCCTCCCATTCGCTATCTATGAAGTCTAGGGCTTCCTCTAGACCGTAATCGATTCTAGAAACCTCTTTACGGTTATTGTTTAGATAGTCGATGAAAGAATCATCGTTGATTGCCTCAAACACAATATCACTGGTTGACTTGGTTTCTATGTGGCCGTATCCGTTGAGCCTGAAATATTCATCGCTCATGTTTACGCTTCCATAGTAGCAGGCCATTAGGGCATCCCAATGGCTGCTGAAGGTGTTGTCTATTTCCTCATCGTTAAATTCGATGTAGCAATCGCCTGGGTAGTAGTTTCTTAGATAGTCGTTATAGGCATCTATGACGTCTTGGCTACTTGCTTCGCCTAGGGCGTCCTTTATGAGCGAACGCTCAAGGTTCTCTGAGGAATCGCTTGGGTAACGATTTTCGGCAATGTATTCTGCCATTGCCTTGGGGTTTGTGAGTTTTGATAGGTTCATATTTGTGTCTCCTTTTCAGACAATACCATTATAGAAAATGGGTAGGGTAAGTAAATAGAAAAGTTAAATTTTTAGGTTCATTTAAGGTTGGCTGAAATTCATGGTGCCGTGCAATTATAGGGGGTCAAGGAAGCAATGGAAGGCAATGGCTTCGGATTCATTTTCTGGCTCAAAAAGGTAGTAGGGATAACTAGGTGTATATTTTATACAGTCGGTTTTGGGGCACTTGGGGAGGGCTGACTTTTTGCACGGTACGATGATACAAAAAAGGAAGGGTGTTTTCCCTTCCCTTTCAGACTTAATTATCGGTTTCTTCCAACACTTCTTCAATCGCCTTTTGGCAATCTTCCTTGTTAGCATAGAAGCCTACAAATGGGTGATACCAGTAAGATCCGACTTCGGCAATTCTCTCTATTGCAAAGTCATCTTCATTTTCATCTTCTTCGGTTTCATAGACTGTGAAATCATATTCATCGGGTGTGGTGATTTCAACGTTGTTATAGGACTTGTATATCTTTGGATCAAGTTCATCGAATATGGAATCCAATGAATAGAATTCCCCTTCATAGACAACCTTGTTGTTGTTTCCATAGTCGGTGATTTTAATTGTTTTGCTCTTCATATTTTTTCCTTTCATTGTATGGGAGCTACGGCTTTTGCATAGCCCCTAGAATTTGTTCGTAGGCAACGCCTACATATGTTTTAGGGTGAAACAGTAATCCTTCCAGAAATCTAGAAGGTTTAACTTGTTGTCATACTTTTCGATGATGTCAGAAATGTCTATTCTTTCATCAAAATGTTGTAGGAAGTAGAGGTATTCATCAAAGAAGTCATAGACTTCGTTTTCGTCAATACCGAAACGATTAGAGTAATCGACAGTCATTATGGAATTGAGTGTAACATCTTCCCTAAGCTTGATTACTTGAGATGGCATGAGGTCTTGAATGTGCATATTGTTCCCCCTTTCTTGGGATACACTAATTCTACCATTAACGATATAGTTGTCAATAGGAAAATTAAAAAAAGTTTACAATGATTAGTTCTGAACGGACTTTTTCCGCGGAATAATGGCACCGTGCAACTCAATTGGTTGCCATGTGTGGATTTGGTTTTCTACAAGGTCAGAAGCCTTTCGGCTACCCTTTGCTTCCGTTTGCTTTTCGCCTACCATAGGCAGCGGTGGAAATGGTGGAGTGGAAGAATTCCCTACCCGATCGGACTTGCACGGTAGCCCCTAGGAAAAAAAGCGCCCTAGGTTTTTCTAGAGCGTCTTTCCCTAAAATGTAATGTTGCTTCTAAACAAGGCTATTACAGGTGTTTCCTCAAAGTTTTTTGTATCGGTACTAACTATGTTTGCAACGTATTCGTTTTCGAATTCGCTACTTGGTCCAGAAACAATTCTTATGTACTTTCTACCTAGGTTCTTGGCAACCTTTATTAAATCTTCGAGTTTGCTAACGGAAAAGAGCCTATCTATAGTTTGCTCATAGTTTTGGTGGAAGAAACTAAGCTCTACATCATCGAATTCAACATTGTCAAAATATACAACGTCTTTTTCGATGGCTTCTAACAAAGAGAAAGAGGCGTATTGTATGCCGTTATGCTTTAGCAACAACAATGTTCTGTAATCACATTCGATCTGGAAATCAAATTCGTACTTTGGGAAGTTTTTCAACATTTCAGATAGTTTCTTGGTGTTTAGGTCAATTCTGAAATTCTTGCTTACATAGGCTCTGAAAACCTTATGCAAAGGTAGGCAATACCTAGTTGAAAAGACATGTATGCAATTTTTGTCCTTTTCGCCTATAATGCTAATTTTACTTTTCATTTCTCCATTCATTTCGCAATTCTGGGAAAAGGCAACTAGGGTGGAAATGAATTCTTTGTGGGTGGTTAGCCCAAAGTCGGCGGAGGTTTCTTCGAAACCTTGTACCTTGTCAAAGGAAGGTGCTAAGCTTTCCTTGACTTGGTTAACTGTAAGTTTGTCCATTTGTTCTACTCCTTTAAATGGGTGTTCCTTTTGGAACGATATAATTCTACCATTTCAGATATATGTGTCAATACTTTTTTAAAACAAAGATTACAATGTATAGTAGCCACCGTGCTATTTTTGAAATGGGGTAACGGAAACCCCAGATTTGCAAATGGTGGGAAAACCACCTTTCAAAAAACAATAGTCAAAATATAAGCTTAGGAAAATGACACCCCAAATTGTCTAGGGTAGAAAAAAAAGGGGGGTACCTTGCACGGTGGCGGATCCCTGAAATTCTGGAAGCTTTGAAAAATTTTTATAGGGATGTCTGAAACGAGGAAAACCCATAAAAACGGTTTCTAGGCGTTCCTAGGGCTTTTCAGTGTGGTTAATATAATTTTCCAAACAACAAAAGAAAACGCCCCTAGGGGCTTAAAAAAGAGCCGTTTTTTAATTCGGCTCTCTTCCTTAGTTTTTAATATCCTAAATCTATTACATTTTGTAAAGTTAGGTAAATTATTAATTTAAGCATGAAATCCATTTTATCTTTATTCCATGTTTTCATTTCTTCATCGGTTGCTTCTAGAATGTTTCCTAGAATTTCAATAGGCGATTCGGAGTAGTTGAGAATCTTAGGTTTTTTTCCTAGCCATTCTATGAAAGCATCGCTATAAGAGCCATTTTTTAGACTATATGGATTAAACGGATTAAATTTTACTTCTTCTTCAAATGTTCTATTTATTGCAAGTGCATAATCTCTAAAATCATTAGGGTTATATAATTCGGTTTTGTCTAGGTGGGTATGTTCCAAGATGAACTTTCTTAATTTTTGGATGGCTTTTGGTGAATTTGCTCTAATCATAATTTTTTCTCTTTCCAAGGGGGCTTTTTTCAAGCCCCCTATTTCTTTATTTAATCGCCTTTCTTACTCTTCTATAAATCATATATGATAATAGGCTTTCGGCTTGGGTTTCGCTAAACCTTGCTTTTTCTTCCTTGGTTTCTTCCAATATATCGCCTAGGGTTTCAACGGCTGAAACATTGTAATAATAGGAAGTGTCTATAATTGATGGCAACCATTGCAACCAACTAATGAACGCTTCTTGTTCATTTTGTCTTCTTTCAGATGGGGTGGAGTATACCTCTTTAACGAATTCATCATAGATGGCTTTCATACATTCGTTAGGGGTGGATGGGGTGAAGTCATAGCCATCAAAGTCGCATCCATCTAAGATGAACTTCTCTAAATTGGCTTGGGCTTTTTTTGAGTTTGTTCTAAGCATGATTTTAACCTCCCTGCTTATGAGAAGATGTTAAACCCATTTCTAAAAGTTGTCAATACTTTTTTTAAAACTTTTTTAATACTCCTAGAAATCATCTACACTTTTTCAGACATCCTTTTGCACGGACTAGGGTTTTTGCACGGAGCTTACCTTGTTGCACGGCTTTTCTGGGTAATGGAAAAAGAGGGGTTTGTTGTCCCTCCCTTTTCAGATACCTTCCACACCGTCTAGACCGTCAAGGAACTCTTGGCAAATGGAAGCGGTATCGTCTAACCATTCTTGCCTTTGGCTTTGGGCTTCGGTTAGTTCGCTTCTTCCTTCATAGGGTTCAATGTCATTGCTAACTTGTTCAATGTGTGATTTGAGAGTGTCAACTATGTTGTAGACACTTCTCAACATTTTGATGAAATAGGTTTTTGAGTAAGTCATTTTGTGTTCTCCTTTGAACGTCTATATTATATAAAAGTCAATAGAAAAATAAAACACCTTTTAGGTTGATTTAAGGTTCTTTAAGGTTCATTTTAGGTTGTCTGAAAAAGCTACTTGCACGGTAACGGATCCATTGAAAAACCCTAGGTTTCCCTAGGGCTTGGGTTTGGATTAGAAATAACAAGCGTTTCTATATTCCTTCAACATTCTATATTTGTCCTTACCGCAATAGATATGTTGGTCTTTGTATTCTTCCTCTACCAAGCGAGTTTCGAAGCCATCGAAGAAGTTCATTACTTCCTCTTCATCAATGCCATATTGGTTCTTGTAGCCCCTTCCACCGATGAAATCATTGATGGTGATTTCAAGGTAGAGATTCCAAAGTGCATCATTTGGTAAATCACCGATTGTGATTTTTGGGGGTGTTGTTTTCTTTTTCCATTTTGTTTTCTCCCTTTGAAACCCCTATTTTTACCCCTATTTGATTTCTTACCTATCTAGCGACAATTCCACTTGGAACCATGATTTCGCTTCGCCTTTGGACTTAGCCTTAGCCCAAATCCACCTAATCCATTCGATATGGTTTCCTAGGGGCTTTTCATAGCCTATGGCTTTCTTAGCCCTTAGCAAGGTTTTTTGGTAAGCCTTGACTTGTTTGTTTGTTTCTAGTTTCATAACCCAAACTCCTTTGATAAGAAAAGTTTAAGGAAAGTCAATGATTTTGTAAACATCTTTTAGGTTATTTTTAGGTTGATTTAAGGTTGGACAATTGCCAGAAACCCATACTTGCACGGTGGCCAGACAATAAAAAATGGGAAGCGTTTTGCTTTCCCATTTGCCTCGCTTCATTCGCCTCCTATTAGGCGTTTTGGGTTGCCTAGCGCCCTTTGAAGTAGTCTTACTTGTGATTCGTTCTCCAAGCGCCAAACAACCTTAGTATGAGATTTGTCAAGCCTTGTTTCAGACATTATCAAATCGGCTAGGCATCTATGGGCATAACTCCCCATTTGGTAATTGTTTAAGATTGCGTTTACTTTCATTTTAATTTCTCCTTTGTTCCCCTACGATTATAAGCATACACCTGCAAGGGCTCAAATCAACAAAGTGAGAACCATTTTTAGGTTGTTTTAAGGTACAAAAAAATGCCCCATTGGGACATCTTCTTGCACGGCGGTGGCCACCACTAGTCCTTCTTGTAGATTTTCCTGAGTTCCTTCTTAACGAGCTTGTAGTCCCTCTTCGGAAGGTCTGAGGTAACGTAGTCTACCATTACCTCTTCTCCGTTGTAATGACCAACGAATCCGACAAAGGCTGGTTCCCTATCCACGATGTCGATGCAGACTATGATGACTTCCTTGCTCTCCTCGTTGTAGCTGAACATCACCTGCGAGACAAGTATCTCCTGCCACTTGGAAAGCTGGGATAGGTATCCGCTTGGGTTTGTCCTTGCCATCCTGTTGACCTTCTCCTCCGTAAAGGTAAGCCAGAGAACGCCATCCACACCTATCGCATTTGCTATCGGCCTATTCAATTTCCACAGTCTCAAATCCTCTATGTTCATGTGTCTCCTCCATAAGGAAATTATACACTTTCCTATTGACTGTGTATACACCAACCTTCGACTTTTTGAAAAATGTGGTACTCTCGGGAGGATGGACATATCTATTTTAATATCTTTTATATATATCTATAAAAGATATGTAAAATATATATGTAAATGTCAACCTATTCTGTTATGGAAGAAATAAAAAACATTTTGAAAAAATAAAATGTAAAATAAAAAAGAATTAGGTTTTTTCCACCGTAGAAAAAGTCAATAGCAATTATATATGTAATATATAAAAACGCTTCCGAGAGTACCACTTTTTGAGATAACGTAACAAAACGGCAAATTTGTTACGCTAACTCGGTTTTTGACCTATTTCTCCTGTGGTTAAATTTTTGCCTTTCCTTTCTATTTTTCTCGCACGGGTGCGTACGTGGCACACAAGAAAAGTTTCCAATTTTGTCTGACTTGCCTTAAAATATGATCGAAAGCCATTGGTCGCTAGAAAAAGGCCAAGATTAAACTCGTATGGAGAGGGTAAGCCATGGAAGAAGAAAAGAAGATTGAGGAAATCAAATCTGGGGAAACCGAAACCGAGAGGGGACCATTAGACAAGGCAGTGGAGGAATCCGTTACCGAACTTGTCGATGGGAACAAGGAGGAGGAGGTTGCCGATACCCAGTCGGCTAGGGAGGGCGAATCTGGAGAGGAAGCCCCAACCGAAACGAAGGCAGTAGACGAAAGGGCAGAGAAGCCTATGTTCACTCAAAGCCAGGTAAACGAACTCGTGGGGAGGGCAAGGCAGGAAGGCCGTCAGAAGGGCTATGAATCCGCCAGGACCGAACTAAGGGAACGCTATGGTGTGGATGGCGACGATGACCTTGACAGGATATTTGCCGACGGAGGTCGCTTCGACGAATTGAGTTCGCGTTACGAGCAATCGGGAAAGGAACTCGCGGAGGTTAGGGCAGAACTTGCCCTTGCCAGGAGCGGAATAGTCCCCGAACGCCAATCCGATGCACGGGCAATACTTGCAGGCAACGGAATGGACGTAAGCGAGGAAAACATTGCCTCGCTCCTACCGACACATCCAGAGTGGTTGGGAAAGAAGGAGGAGGTTGTCGTTGAGCCAAAGGTACAGGACAGAGAAATCCCACAGCCGAAGCCTATGGCTGTCGGAATCGAACCGAAGCCGGCAAACGATGACGAGGACATAATGTCCCAGGTACTCCAGATGTACAGGCAATAGACAACCGAAGGGAAATTTATATGACAAACGAAGAATACGAAGCAATGGTTTCCAGGTTGCAGAAGGAACTTGGGCTATCCAAGGAGGACATCGCGATTGGCTTCTTCTCATCCTTCTATGATGGATTGATTGACAGGAAGCAATTGGATGCCGTCTTGGCAGGCATAGGTTTCAAGGTATCGGACGATTATGCCAAGCTCTCCGACGATGAATTGAAGAAGAAAATCTTCAAGAAGGAAGAGGACGAGGCAAAGGAAGATGCCACACCAAAGGAAGTCGAGGAAGCAAAGACCGACCCGACTGGGGAAGTCCCCCCAACCGCAAGGAAGTCCGAGGAAAAGAAGAAGGAATCCGAAGATGAACCCGAAGAGGACGAAGAAAAGATTAAGGAAGAGGTCATGAAGATGTACTTCCCCGAAAGGAAGTAGTCGGACTGACACGAAAGGAAGATTATGCAAACAATAGCAAATAACATTGGATTTGTTACCAAGTATTCCCCAAATGCCTGGGACGAAGTATACCAAATGAGCTCTAGGGCTTCCCTATTGAGCAACAAAGGCCTAGTCAACACCAAGGACGTTGACGGAGCCAGAATCGTAAGGGTCGCAAAGAAAACCTATGGCGGACTTGCACCATATGTCCGCAACAACATCCAGGACGGAGCCACCGAAGGGCTTGGCTACCATGGCTACAAACAAGCTGCCCAATCCCTCGTCTGGGAAGAGAGAACCCTTACCCAAGACGTAGGTGCTGCCTACCCAATCGAAATCATGGACAACAACGAAAGCCTTGGCTTGGCAGTTGCCACTACCACCGCTGACGTCAGTAAGCAAGTCGTCATTCCAGATGTCGATGCCTATTGCTTCTCCCACATCTGTGAGGAAGTCAAGAGATTGAACCCAACCAACTACAAGAGTGGCGCATTCACTACCGGCAAGTACCTAGAGGAATTGAACAACGCCTTCTTCGCATTGGAAAGCCAAAACGTCGAATCCGAAAACCAAATCGTATTCGTCTCCACCGCCTACTTCAATGCCTTAAGAAGCACCCCTGAACTATACCGTAAGCTCGACTCCGAAGGTGATGTCGGCAAGAAGGTATCCTTCAAGATTGTCGGATACGAAGGACGTCCATTGGTTGTCTGCCCACCACAACGTTTCCGCGAAGGATTCAAGAGACGTGCCGATGGCGGATTCTACTTCACCGGTAGCGACATCGACTTCATCTGCCTCGAAAAGGATGCTGCAATCCATATCACCAAGTACCAAAAGACCAAGGTATTGACAGGTGAGGTTGCCCTTGCCTATTCCGGCATGGACAGCATTGTCATCTTTGTCCGTATCTACCACGATGTCTTTGTCTTTGACAACAAGGCCAAGGGTATCTATGTCCACGTTGGTGGGTTCACCAACGAGGCCGGCAAGCCAAACTTCAACTTCGCAATCGACGGTAACGGCGTATTGACCAATACCCTAGAAAGCCCAGTTGGAACTTTGACCAGATACTATGCAACCATCAAGTCATTGACCACCGCCAATGTCAATAGCGCTTGGGTAACCGACAAGGCAAAGGATACCCCAATCCTAGTCGGTGATACCTTCTCCGCAGGTACAAAGACCGTAGTCGGAGTACAAGGTGGGGAAATCATCGGTGTCAAGACACTCACTGTCTCCGGTACCGCCCCAAGTATCACATTCACCCTAGCCGACAAGGCTGCCTAATAGCCTTTGCAGATAGAGGTAAAAATAGGGAGGTAGGCATTGCCTATTTCCCTTTTTCTTTTCCTTTTCGAAGTGTGGTTATATAATATCCATATATGGAGGATCATACCCATGGCAACACACGATACCAAGAAGATGGACGTAATGCGCAACATAGCGGAATCGGACAGGAACGACAATTCCGAATATAGCACAAAGTCGCTCAGGAGGAACATGAGCACCGGAGGTGGACAACCAATCCCAAAGGGGGAGAAGTGGACCACCGAGAGGAGAAGTCTCCAACCTAGGGATCCGGATACCGGCCACTTCACGTTCAATGCCGATGCCGGGTTCAGCAGGAAATGGAAGCCCGGGGCAAAGAGGAAGTTCAAGACCATACCGCTTTCCATAAGGAGGACCAACTTCGACTTTTCATCCATGGCGGAGGCAAGCGTAGTCAACATTGTTGGTCGTACATTCGTTTCCAATGAGGACATGAGTGCGGACGAATTCATTTCCTACTTCCATACATTGGCAGGTGGCGACTATACCACAGACATCCACGGAAAGAAAGAAGTCGGCAGCGTAAGGTCAGGCGACTATGGAAGCGGATACAAGGAAGGTGCGGAATTCAATAGGTACCTTGGCTCGATAGATGGGGAAATGCTCTTCAGTGGAGTAAACGATACATTTACCAAGAAGAGGGGAAGGAAGTCCCGCTTCGAGAAGGATTGCATAGAGAAGGCAGTATGGAACGTAAGCAAGGCTTCTTCCGCTGCTATGGCATGATAACGGAGGATATTCCTATGGACGTAGACAATACAATTGTTAGCAATGACATTAAGCCAACCGAGAAATTCGTTGGTGGTAGTGGCAAGATAGACGGAATACTTGGAAAGAAGAGAAAGGAGAGGAAGTTCGACCGCTCCCTCTTTGGGCTTTTTTCCGAAAAGTCCGATGATGTGGAGGGATAGTGGCAACATGGCACAATTCATACCATACAGGAAGCTTTCAGAACTTAGGAAGGCAGCAGACGGTGGGGATTCCAAGGCAAAAAACATCGTCGATAGGTACATGGATAGGAACGCCGACATGGAAACCATATCCAGGCTAATGGACGATTACTATGGTGTTTCTTCTTCTAAGAAGAAGGAAGAGGAGAAGGAAACCCCTACCCCAGTAAAGGAAGTTGAGAAAGAGACTGTTGATATAGTTCCTACCGAAAAAGAAGAGAAGCCATCTTCCTTATCGGCAGATGATTTCTCCGACCTGTCAAAGGAGTTGGATGGCCTAGTCGACCTTCCAAGCATAGAGCCGACTTCATTCAGGGAATATGTTTCCTCGAAGAAAAAAAGAGGAAGGGCAGCCAAGAAGGATGCCAACTACTTCAAGGCCTTCGATCCCGAAAGGAGGAAGGCATTCCTCGAGAAGAGCAAGAAGGACTTCTCCGATAGCCTAAATGGGAAGAGAAGGGACCTCGAACGCTCCTATGGCGACATAAGTTCCGCCCTCGATATCTATGGTCAGTATGTGTCCGATATGCCAGAAGATGATGTCGAACTCGACATATCATCTTCCTCCAAGGCCTATGGCGACCTCGTGGATAACGATGGAGCAATGTCATCGTTTGGGAGGGGATGGGACGAAAAGGACCTATCCGAGATGAAAAGCGAATTGTCCGAACTCGTTTCCAAGTACGGAAAGAAGAACGTTGTTGCAATGCTTAACTCTCTAAGGGAGGATGGCAATTCCTGGAGGGACTATGGCAACAACGCCATAGACAGTGCCGTATCTAACTACGGCAAATCGCTTGACAAACTATTGAAGTAAATGGGGCTTCCACCGAAAAAGGTGGGAGCCTTTTTTCCATTTGGTTGAGTTTTCTCTCCGTGGATATTAAAATATCCCTATGGAAGAAAACGGAAAGAAGATTGTCCTCACTGAAGAGAGGCTACCAATAGACTGCTCCAGGCAGGCTGAAAAGGGCTGTACGGAGGTATTGCTCTACGACAAGGTGAATAGGTGCTACTACAGGACCGATGTGGAAAGCATCATCTGCCTTGTGCTGAAGAAACTCGCCGAAAAGGAAAGGGAACTCGACGCGAAGTATTCGGAGCTTGGGAAAAGGCTTACCGACGAACAGTCAAGGTTCATATCTGACATGGTATCCACCAATGAGGCAATCATGGCTTTGGTCCAGAAGGACGGAGGGAACTCGAAATGAAGAAGTTTGGCATATTTTTTGGATTGGCACCGCTAGTTGCGGTTCCTTGCATCTTTGGTAATGGCGGAAACGCAGCACTAGCGACATCCGCTGCCGGGGAAGGTGAAGGGGAAGGAGAGGTTGTTTCATCTGGAGAAGTTTCCGTTTCGGAAACCACTTCGGAAACCTCTTCGGAAACCACTTCCGAATCATCTACCCCTGCCACTACCACTTATGAATATAGGGTAATGGAAGCCGTCATAGGCTATAGGGATAGCGAGGACGTTTCCTATGCAAAGGGAGATTCAAGGATAGGTAGTTACTTCCTTTCCGCCGATGGCTGGAACGATGGCGATACATATGACATCACGATGACCATTACCGGCAACGTAACCACCAAACTAGCCGACAAGGTTGTATATATCTATGAATATAGGCCTACCTTGGTAAAGTGGTGTGGAAACGAAATATCGATGAACGGAGACAAGACTTATACGTTGGCAAAGCCTACCGAAAAGGGAGACTATGCGCTAGAAATCAACTTTACAAAGACAATGATTACCAACCCAATGGATCTCACTAGCATAAACTGGTCGTCATTGCTTACCGTCCAGAACCTCATGACCATCGGTTCATGGGTTGTCATAATTGTCGGTATATTGATCCTCTATGGTCTCAACAGGAGATATAAGAAGAGGGGTTCCACCACATTGGAGGAAGTCAAGAAGTCCATTTCCAGCGAGATAGAGAATGTCTATGGCGTGGAAATGGCAAAGTCTATCAACTCGTTGCTTGATACTTCCGTAAAGGCTGCCTTTACGGCAATAGATGAAAAACTATCCAAGCTAGACAATAACAATGCGACCTTGGTTCGCTGCCTACTTGTCATGCAGGAGAATACCCCAGAGGCCAGACTTGCCGTTACCAAGTATTTGAGTGAACTCGATACGGCAGAGGATAGCAAGGCGGAAGAGGTAAAGAAACTAATCGAGGCCGAAATGGAAAAGTACAAGGCCGACCAGGAAGCCAAGGAAAAGGCCTTGGAGGAAGCAAGGAAGGTCAATGAGCAATGGAAGGACAAGGCAACTTCTACCGATACCGAACCAAAGGAAGCAATCGATAGCAACGCAGGGGACGGAACTACCATATGAGTACAAAGCTCAAATGGTGCCTGTTGGTAGGGCTGTTCCTTGTCATTGGTGGGATAGCGCTTGTCGTAGGGTTCTATTATGCAGGGTTTGACATACTTGGCTGGTTCACCTCCAAGTATGCCTTCATAGTCTATTTCTTCATTGGGGCTTATTTGTTCCTGGTGTCGGCACTGCTGGTGAACGATTACATAAGGAAGTAGAGAGATGTTGAAGAAGGCAAACAAGAAGATAATACTTGGGGTTGGGGCACTATTGTCGTGCATAGCGATAGTCGGGCTTTGCTCCTTTTTCCCTTTTATATTCGATCCATCGAAGTGGCAGAATAGCGAATTTTTAAGCGATGAATTGATAGTCGCTGCGATAACCATATTCTCTGTTATATGCCTAATGTTCATAGCACAGGCATCCAACGCCCAGAACCCAAATTCCAACATAGCAAGGGCAAGGGTTCGCTTCCTTGGAGGAACCACAAAGGACGGAGACGGGAAAACCATAAGGGTTGAGGGAAGTGTCGAAAGGATAACAAGGCACAACAAGATTTCCGCCTTTTCCCAATGGGTAAAGAAAGTCATGCAGCCAAGGGATATACAATCCGCCAAGGAAAGGATGCTCACTAAGGCTGGGATAAACGATTTCTCGCTACTTGAACTCGATGACAGCGAACTATGGAACCTCACCAAGGATCCGCAGAAGTATGGAGACAAGTTCTATAAGATGATAACCAAGAAGGAATACAAGGAGATAGAGAGGGCAAAGAGGCTTCGTGTTGATGTGGTCGATCCTTCCTACTACCTCACCTGCTCGTCCATAGATAGCAACAAGACCATTACGGAGAAGTCAGGTGGCGAGACAAGGAAGAAGGCAACACTCCTCTCCTATTCCATCGTCTCGAAGATAGTCATTGGGCTTATAATCGGAATGATATTTGCCTCGTTGATTCTAGATACCTCAACAGGTGTCGAACAGGCAAAGGCATGGATGAAGTTCGTTTCCAGGATGTTCTCCATGGCAACCTCTTCCCTCATGGGATACATGATTGGTTGCCAGGTAAACGACATCGACGCCGACTTCATAGAGATGAAGTGCCTTGCTCACGACCAGTTCTTCGAGGACAGCACATTCGTGCCAAAGACCGAGCAGGAACTTGCAAAAGAGGAGTTCGTGGAACGCGTAAAGAGGGAAGGGACACTATTGACCTATGAAAAGGGAAAGGAAGGAAAATCCTGCGATTAGGAAATATGAGGAAGCCCAGCGCCTCGAAAGGGAAAGGATAGGCAACGAGCCTTCACCATGGAAGAGGTTCTGGAAAAGGGTTTGGCATTTGGTTTCATGGCCGTTCAAGTGGCTGTGGGCGCAATGCCACGACTGGCGCTTCCTTGCATTGTTCCTGATAGTGATGGAGGTTGTCTCATCTGAAGTGTGGATATTCTACCTATTGGCGCTATTATCGTGGGGAACGGATTTCGGAAAGTGGGCGCTTGGCATTGGTTCCACGATGTGGGCGTTCTGGCTATTGCCGGGAACTCCGTTCATACCACTTTGCATAGCGATAACAATGGGGTTGCAGGCAATAATCGACAAGGTAAAATATAGGAAGGGAAAGGAAGGTAGCCATGGCAGAGGAAATGGAAAAGACGGAAGAGAAAGCCAATGAAGAAACCGACGGCTATAGGAAGATGTCGGTAGCGGAGTTCTGGATAAGGTTCTCGATATGGGTGCTCCTTGCCCTTGTAGCACCTCTTGTCTACATAGCGGTGGCATATGGGATGTTCACTACCAGCAAGGGTGGCGATACCTGCCTTACCGGCTGGGGAACGGTAGCCATAATGTTTACGTGCATAATGCTCATGGTGATAGTAAGCCAGGCAAAGAAGGGAATGCGATACGGAAGCATGGCAAGGCAGTGCATAGACGGATATACGGTGTTGATACCTATATTCTGCCTTATAGTGCTCCTGGAGGCCATAAAGGGGAACATAGAGAGCTTCGAGAGATTCCTTATAGTGATGATTATCTGCGAAGCCATTGCAGTGCCTGTAAACCCAATGAGGAAATGGGCGGAGCAAAACCACATAGAGAGGGCTGAGGGCTTCATCACAAGGACATTGAAGAAGGCTCTTGGCAAGGACAAGAAGGAAGAAAAGAAATAAGCCATGGAAAAATTCATGGCTTTTTTTAAAAAGATATTGAAAAAGCAAAAAAACTATCTATAATGATGGTGATGGGAAAGACGCATTTCCATTTGGTGTATGGCATTTGTGAGTTTGTTCCATATTCCATCCTTTGAAAATTTTGGTGTCACAGCTTTAACCCCCTTTATTGAGTAGCACCTATTGAAGCCACTTAGCGTGAGTGGCTTTTTTTGTTGTTTAAAAGAAAGTACATAAAATGTAGAATTATGTTATGGAATATTCAGGTTACTCAAATATGGTAGTGTCTAGGCGCACATATAGGGACAAGTGCGAATGGTGGCAGAGAACCACCGTCAATGGCCAGATAACGCTTAGCATACTAGCCCACACCGTTGCCCCAAACGGCACATTCAGGGCAAAGAACGTGTCCAATCACTATATGGGAAAGACAATGGAGGGCGATATAAGGCTATCCAATGGATATGTACTCATAGAGACGCCTGACGATGTATCGTTCCTGAGACCAGACGATTACATAAGGTACGAGGGAATCTTCTATCGTGTCGATACCATACAGAGAAGGGAACTTGCAAGGACAAGGATGAACATGAAGCATCCCATTTGCGTATTTGTCATACAACTCGTGAGGTAGTGCGATGGAAAGCAGGACGAGGCGTGAGGCAACAATGTCCCTTGCAAGGGAGATATTGGACGGTAGGGTAAGGGAGATAGCGAGTGAAGCCCCAAAAAGGACAATGGATCTTGTCGAGATGAAGTGGCATAAATCGAAATTCCTTGGCGATACCGGAATAGACATAGGCTCATTGGGTAAGGAAGGGTATGACTTCAAGGGTAGGAGATACCTACGCTATGAGAGGACGAAAGAGGAACTTGGAAAGAGAAGGAGCAAGAAAAGGCAGGAAGCCTTTGCCCTTATAGAGAAATCCGAGATTGACGTTGTTACGATGGTCAAGAGGGAAGCCGATAGGGAAAGGAAGAAAACCAAGATAAGGCAGGGAAGCGAAAAAGAGGTGTTTGTCATACTTGCATACGAAAGGCTTCCCGGCGAATACAAGGGGAATTACAAAATTGATTCAAGCGGAACCGAAAAGAGGGGAATGAGGGTTTCGAAGCTTGATAGGTTGCTTGTCAGTTCCATAAGGAATTGGGCTAGCAGGGAACAAATCAATGTAGATATAGAAATCGAGAGTAGTGGGAAGGAGTAGCCACCATGATGGAATACAGCAAGGTCATAACGACAATATCCAAGCAATTGGGTGCAATAGCAAAGGGGATTACCGAGGATTACGACATAGTGATATGTCCGGAAAGGATTTTTGTCGATGATTATCTCCCATCGATAGAACAATACTACGAAAGGAATTCCGAATTGCCTTCCCTTGATGTGGAAACGCCAGAGGAAATACCTTATGCCAATACGATATTCGTTGTCATAAAGGTTGGATCGGGGCAAAGGAACATGGCGGTTTCGGAAACTACCGTTACCTTGCAGGTAATGACGGAGGAAAACGATTTCGAGGTTACAAAGAAGATACTTGACATGTTCCTTGCCGAATACAATTTCGAATATAGGGATGGAATTATACAGAGCTATTTCAACCCAGAGATGGTTTCATCTACCGATTCGGTATATTCCGGGTTCAGGGCAATGTACAATTGCCGTGGAACATTGAGGATACCAGAGGACAACCTTATGTTCGTCCAGGACATAATGGTGGGTATTCCTGACGAAAAAGGCGTTACCGAAATGCACAAGATACCATTCATTTCGCAGAGTTATGACAACCATGCAAGTACCGACCCACAACCTCTTTCGGGGTATAATGGGGTTACGCTCAACCTAAATAGGCAGACAACCCAGACCGTCAGTTTGAATACATACCTATTCTATTTTTCCGATGTCGGTAACGACAAGGAAAAGGCTTGGGTGAATAGGTTTGCGGAGTCCATATTGAGGTCGCAAAGGAACATGAATAGGAAATTTAGGATTGCGATAAGGACGAATATCAATGGGGAGAGCGTAGAAGATGAGGGAGGCAAGGTTTGCCTTGCCAATGACTGGTTCACCCTTGTCGGCACTACCTATAACCAGGACTGGGGAGATATATCGACATGGGCTTTGACATTCAGCAGGTCGAAGGAAAGGGAAGAAGGTGAATAGGCATGGCAAAGACCGTTACCATAAGGATTCTCAACGAATCAATCCCAAGTTCACCTTCACCCGACGCAAAGTCAGATGAAAGGAAGAACAAGCCAGAGGGTTCTAGTTCATCATCAAACGAACTGAAGATGGCAAAGGCTTTCTTCAAGCCCGTAACCTCAATGGTGTTTCAGGCAGCCGAGGCAGGCTTCAATAGGTATCTTGACATGTCGGAGGACTATAAGGCGCAGATTGGCGTCCAGAACGGAAAGGCTATCATAAACATAGGGAAGGACGTTTACAATTCCACCAAGAGCTTTGCGAAGATGGGAATGGCACTTGGTGGACCGGTAGGCGGAATGATAGGTGCCTTTGTCGGTCTTGTAACTTCTACCGGAAGGATTCGCTTGCAGGCTGGCAAGACACTTGCCGAACAAAACAGGAACTTGCAGGAACAGGCCTATTCGCTCTATTTCACGACCGCAAGGGCAGGCATGGTCAACTATTCAAGGGGAACGGAGAACTAATATGGACTTATATGCACACATAAATGGGGTTGACTACCAATTGGCCGTAGATGTCCCTTTGACCGACAATCTTGGGGAGGAACTCGATTCCATGACCATAAACATACCCCACGTGCCGGGCTTGGACATAAAGCCATACGATGACGTCATAATCCATGACTATAGACCGAATTACAACAAGGACGGGACATTTTTGTATTCCAACCTACCATATAGGAACTACTCCGAGGCGTTCGACGATAGGTTCGTCATGGTTGCAAAAAAAAGGCTAAAGGGAAACACAAGGCATTTCTATAGGCATTTCCTTATATCTGACTGGCGTGATGAACAGGTAAACAATGTCGTAGGTATGTACAACTATTCCATAGACCTTGTATCCGAAACAAAGATACTGGAGAAATATCCGTTGCCGAACAGGACGATAACAAATCCGTTGAATAGGCCTGGAAAGACAGTTGCGTGGATGGCAAACCATTTCTGCAATAGGTATTCGTGGAGGATAAAGGTAACTACCTTCTATTCGGAAAAGAACTGGGAATATGTACCAAGGATTGTCGTATCAGGTTTCGAGAAGGATGCCAAGATTAGGAAGGATAACGAAGAGGTTGCCGAACTATTGGGTGTGGAAACCATAGGCAAGAGGTTTGGCAACATAAGGTGCTTCGAGACATCGTTCAACAACCCAAACCTACGTGAGGTATTGACAAAGATTTTCCAAGCATCCAATTGCCTTCCATATATAAGGGATGGCGTCCTTTTCTGCATTGACCTGAAGAAGAAGAGGGATAGGTTCGAAAGCATACCCGGAGAGATTTGGAAGAGCGGTTCCATGACTGGAAGCGATTATGTGGATAGGCTTAGGAAGAACTATTCCGGTGCACTTACCGGACCGCGAGGCACGAAATTCCATGAATTCGTCGGTTTCAGGAACATCAACTCCGCCACGATGAAAATAACCAATTTGAAGATTGAAACGAAATATCCGATTTACCTAATAGACAAGTTTATCCTATGTTTCTACTCGGCGGAGGAGAATGGCGAACTAGTTAAGTATGACCTAACGAGTTTTGTCCTTCCTTCAACCACAAGGGCTTTGCTATCGAACGATTACCTATATTTCAACAAGCACCAGCCAAAGACGCTGAATGGGTATAAGGATTACCACGGCAACTATGTCCTTGGGCTTTGCGACTACCGCTTTATGACTGTCGAATATAAAATTGGTTCAAAGGAGATAACCGGTTTCGGCGATTTTATCCAATATACGGAAAACGGGATAACATACAACAAGAAATGCGTACTTGAAAACGTACTTAACGTAGCATTGGAACACAAATACAATTCCAAGTCGTTTGAAGCTTCCTTAAAGCCAAACGAGAACCCAAACGTTTCCAATTACGTGAAACTCGACGTAGGAAAGAGGGAGTTCTATAAGGACATTGTTGCCCCAGAACCTTCAAGCGAATGGCTCTCTTCCGTTGTTGCGAAGGCATCGGATTACCTTTTCGGTGATATAGATAGTAACAACAAGGATGGCGGATATGTCGGAACGAATACCCTTGCCATGAAGAACATCTTCTTTGAAATCGAGTACCAAGCCCAGATTTCATCGGCCGTAATCGTAGCCAAGGATAGGCATGACGGAGAGATAATGGCTCCCGATTCGCAACAGGAATCCCTTGCCATAACCGAACAGGACGGAATTGTATCCGAGGTCAAGGCAAATAGGCTAGGGAACAAGACAAGGGTAGTTACCGCAAGGGTTCCATATGGTTCTGGAGCGAAGCAATGGGACACCTATTTGATAAGGATAGGCCAATGGAACGAGGAATATGGTATCTGCTACAAGAGGACAATAACGATTGGCGTTGGTTTCATATCGATAGTTTATTTCTTCTGCAAGGACTATGTGTTGACCAATTTCTATACAAGCGTATTTGCAAAATACAGGTCGTCCGCCTATGCTTCCATAGGGGAATCCGTATCAAGGGAGGAGAATAGGTACTTTTCGCTCCTTCTCTCCAATGATACGGCATTGCGTTGCGATACCAACCAGACCAATGGTGGCGACAACAGCCAAAGGGAATGGAAGGACTGGCAGGGTTTTGACGGCAAGGAATATGTCTATGGGTATGACTTCAAGTTGCCATTTGATTCCGTCATAGGCCTCTTCAAGCCCTCGAAGGAAAACGAAAAGCCATTGGCAATGTATTCGCTGAACGCCCCAAAGCAAGACATATATTTCTTCGACGAGGTAACAAGCGCCCAAGCCGAATACCAATATTTCGTCTCCGATAGGGCGCAATACCTCTCTGGTGATTCGCTTTGCATTTCCTTTGGAATGAGCGATAGCGTTACATCAGGCACATACATTAGGCAGATGTACCCAAACCTTTCCAACGTAACCCTAGATGCCCTAGGGGTAAGCAAAAACGATAAAAATTCGATTTCATCATATGGACAATACATTACCTATGATTCACCAATATCCGACGTAACCGGTACCATGCAGAACTTCCTTTCCCTACCGCTTTCGAAATCCGATGGCTCGGTAAGTGGGATAAAGTTCTCGTTCTGTGGGAACAAGGATAACGTACAGGGTAAGACATACGGAGAGGAAAACCAAAGCAATACCAAACTTTCGATAGATTCCTTTTACTATGAACATCTATACAAATTGCCAAGAATCTCTTCCACCATTGCAATCTCCAGTGGACTAGAGGAATGCCATGTGTCGGTATATGAGGACTACAAGGATTCGAAGGAAATCATTTCCGAGACATTCCAGGTCGATCCGGTTTCAGATGATGAGGGAATTGCCATATCTCCATATTTTATGAAGATGTCCCCAATGGCTGGTGATATGGTAGAGAAGAATTTCGCAAGGGTATTGCCAGAGGACGATACATATCCGTTGCTACTATTTGCCGATAGCCTTTTCTCTGCGACATCGGCTGAGGGATATGCGTTGCATTCCTTTGGTATGTATAGCCAAAAGGGTGATTTGTCCCTCACTAGGTTCAAGGAACTCGTAGGCAAGGAAATCAACAAGAAGATAACCACCCAATTCTATGCTACCGGAACATATGTCGGAACCACATTGGAGATAACGATACACAAGATAGCCAGGATAGATGAGTATGCAAGGTATATAGTTGTCGATATGTCGTTCCATTCCGACGTTGCATTGCCAAGCAGCGCAACCGAACCTTGGAAGAACCTAAAGAGCGTAGATGCAAGTCATGTCAATGTCGTTTGGTGGAACGCAGCCATGATAGATACCGACAAAGAAGCGATGAAGCCACTAATTAACCAAGAAAGGCAAATAGATGGCGTAATCGGTTACTATCCAAGTTTCCTGCATACGGCAAGTGGAGACGTAGGATTTGCCTATGACTATGTTTACCATTGGAATGGAACAAACAAGCCTACATACTTTACGACCATAGAAAACAGGGTAGGCTTTGTTTTCAACATGGCTTCGTTCCCAAATTACCAATCAAAGATTAAATACAAGGATGGCGTTCCTACGGTGGCAGGTAGCACATACTGGAACTCAACCGAAATAGATCCTACGGGAAATGCGGAACTTGCTCAGCCTGTATTGAACTCGAAATGCGGTATCTGGTATGCCGGTCCATCTTCTGAGTGGCGCTATGAGGCAACCCAGTCCAAGTTGGCTGACATATCGGCGGAATCCGCTGCCAAGGAACAAACTGTATTCTGGTTCCTGTCAAAGGATTCCATAGATAGTTCCTTCGATACCAATATTTCCTATTCAAAAGAAGAGGTGGAAGGACTTGAAACCACAGGGGGAATCAAGGTATTGCCTTGCTATCTCGACTTTAAGGAAAGCGACCTTGGAAAGGAATGTGTCCATGGCTACATAAAGGAAGATGATACGCTGGAATCGAAGCCAACGGCAATGTATCTCGACATATATGAGACGATAACGCTCGAATCCCCAGAATGGAAGAGTGCAAAATGTTTCATTGTCGATAGGGATGGATTATACCATTTCGTATTTGGCACGAACATTGCAAACCCACAACTTGTCCCTGGGACAACGGTAAAACTTTACCAGAGGAAACTCTACCTTTCCATTGTCCCAGACAGGTCTAGGACCGTATATGGGCGCGATGACATGGAACCTAGGTATAGGACTGCAAACTACGCAAATGTCGATGATATAGAAACGGTAACGCCTTCGTCAACCCAAGGATGTATCCAAAGGGATGGCTTTGGCAATGTTGGGAAAATCTAAAAAATTGGAAAAGGGCTTCCATTTGGTTTAGAATACTAAGGTAGGAGACAAACAAGATGCTATGGGTTCATGTAGGAGTAGACGGTTCGATTGATTGCCAAGTCAATGTAGGCAACAAGGTTAGGCAGGGGAACGGCTTTGAGCTGTTCATCGTAACCGAAACGAACAATGTCGAGAATTTCGAGATAAACAGGGTTGGCTACATAAAGCCCGGAGAACAGGAAATCGTAAGTTTGAACGTGCCCGTTCGTAGGGAAGAAAACATTGAGTTCGAATTGAACCGTCCAAGCCAAGCCAATTCCTTTTTTAAGGGTGGTGCTACCTATAATGGGTATATGGCTTCCATACCTTCCGATGCCACTACATTCTATGGCAACGGTGGACATATCCAACTTGTAATATATGCCGTTTCTGTAGATGGCAGGTCGGAGAATACCCAGAACGTAACCGTTTTCGTCGAACCTACATACGGAAGTAAGTATGTAGGTATTTCGGATAATGACTATGGTGTCATCTTACGTCTATTTGACGATTTCAATAAAAACAAACTTGATAGAGAAAACCCAATAATATATGACAGCAAGGGCAACGTATCCGCAAGGTTTACCCACAGTGGTCTTTCAATCACCGGAAGTTCCCTTACCCTAAATGATGAAACATGGGGTTTTACGAAGGTATCAAAAAAGGGGACTGACGGAACGAAGAGAAGTGTCGGAATGTTGCTATTCAACTTCCTGTATGACAGTGGTACAAGTGTAGATTTGGGTTCTGCCTTGCTACTTACCGACACAAGGCAGGTCTTTGCACTCAGCGACGAAAGCATCGAATTCATCGAACTCACAAAGCAAGAAATCGTAGTTAGCGAGGAAACTGCAAACTACCTGACAATGAACAGGGTTGACCTATCATCAATCCCTGACTGGGTAGGTGAGAGATACGTCAAGAAACTTGGTGCCGGAAGTGGATACAGGGTGTACATGGTAGCTCCGGATGGAAGTGATACATTCAGGACTGCATCCAGTTCATTGGTAAACGGGGCGATTCCATTAAGGACTTCCACCGGACAGCTTGAATTGCCTGACCAAGCTCAGAACGTACCAGGCGGAAACCAAGCAATATCCAAGGGCTATGCAGATGGGAAATATCTCCTTGACAGGAAAACAACCGATTTCCACCCAATAACCACTTTTAGGTGGCTGAACGACAACAATCAGAGGGAGATGACAATAAATGGCTCGTGGATTATTTTCTATGCAGGCGGAAACCAATTGCTCACCATCAGGGGTGATTATTTCACTTATTTAGACAAAGCCGTGAAATGGAGCGACCTTGCGGACATTGTGGAAAACAAGTCGCCATTGCTAAACGGAGACAGGGGAGCGATAGGTTCGTACAAGTCAGATGGGAATGGCATATCGAGTGCCACGACATTTGCCGGAAGCGACATAACTAATACCGCAAAGGGTATCAATTCGTTCTCCCTTGGCAGACTCAATGTCGTAGAGGGTGCCGGTTGCCTTGCCTATGGGAACAAGAATACCGTCAAGGGTGCAGGTTCGGTTGCACTTGGGGGTGGAAACACCTCTGGCGACAGGATAGACTGGACTTCCGCAAGTGCTTCGGTGAACAATTCGTCAGCCTATTGCATATCTCTTGGCGAGAACAATACCACGACCGGAAGGAGTGCGGTATCCGTTGGCATATCGAACAAATCGAATGGCGATGGTTCGGTCTCGGTTGGAAGGGACAATACCGTATGGAGCAAGGAAAGCGTTGCCATAGGGCGTAACAACACGCTCAACAAGGTAAGCACAGGCTCCTATGATGAACAGGAGCCAGACCAAGGCAATGGTGTGGTCGCAATAGGGACTGGGCTTATGACACCAAAGAGGTGGAATGACGTAAACCTCGAGAGCCTTTACTGGAACTGCGTTGTCGTTGGTAGGTACAACGACCCATACGTATATGGCTGTGCAAGGAGTACAGACCTTCCATACAAGAACAACTGTGCCCCGGTATTTACGCTGGGAAATGGTTCGGACGACAGCAACAGGAGAAACTCCATCGTTACGTTCCACAATTCTGGTTTCCAGGAAAGGAGATATGACTGGACGTACTTCAATGACTACTGCCTTTTCAACCAGATATGCGAGTTCAGGAACGCGAACAACATATTCGAGAACAACATTACCGTATGGGGCATCGTCAAGGACAAGCAGGGTGTCCAGTACCTAAAGGGCGGACAGATTTCCGACACGTTCATAAATTCATTATTCTAGGAGGAAGGAAATGGCAAATTACTTAGACGAGAATGGGCTTAGAACCCTTATAAGCAAGATAAAGGACAACTTTGTCCCATACACGGGTGCAACAAAGAATATTGACTTGGGTGTACGTTCTGTAACTGCCAATAACATTATTGCAAATGGATCCACAAAACTAGTTGGTGGCATAAAATCTTTGCATACGATAAGATTCAGCGACCCTAGCCAAATCTACACTATCGATATTCTCTATGAAAAGGAAGACGATAACGCTGGTGGTTATAATTTCATTGGTGTCTATAATGATTCTTCAGATATGAACTGGATTGTCAATGGACATTATAGTGTAAATACTACCAATCAAAACACCTATGTCCGCTTTGTTGTTTTCGACGGAGAAGAAAGCAAATGCTCAGTCCATTTTATTACAATAGACAAAGATAACGTCGCGCAAGAAAACTATATGAAATACCTTACTGACGAAGATGATTTAAAAACCATCGGTGAGAAACTAAACGGTGGCGATGTTGTCTATAATAATGGTTTGACCGTTAGCTCTACCGGTGATGTAATTGTTTCTGAAAACTTAATTGTTCAAGGCAATGCCACACTAAGTGGAGTTACCATTTCAGGGGATACTGATGCTGACTATATACAATCGAATAAGAGGAATGTAGACCTTACGGTTCATTCCGCATACGGTCATTGTGTCCTTCGTGTTTCCGACCACCATGCAATGGTCTTTGGCGATGACCTTGGGGAACCTTTCAGGGTTAGCCTAAAGGATGACCCTTCGGCAGCAGGAAGGGGAGGTAAGATAGTTGGCCACATTACCGGTGGCGCTAGTTATGTCCCAACCTCCAATTCGGACTTGACGCCAAAGAAATACGTGGACGGAGAGATTGGAAAACTCCAGACCGCCACAGGCTCTGACTGGGAGTTCCTCGACAAGATTGCGGAAAAGACCTTCCAAAAGGCCTTCACCGAGGTGAAGCCGGGTAGTAGTGGCATACCAAGTGGCAATGCCACCGTAAATGTTACCGCCACCACCTACCAAAAGAGAATCGATGGTACGGTAGTGGGCTACAAGACGATAGTCGACGTTACCTGCAGGTGTGAGAAGTTCAACCTGAATGACGTTGGATTCAATGTATTGCTCTCAGAGGTCGGAAGCCGTTGGTTCATGCCGAGGATGGCAGTTTCCAAAGGGAATATGAATTCAACCGCATTCAATATAATGATGGACAGGCTCAATGCCCAGAAGGACAGGGTAGGCATCTCGGTCGATGAGGTATCCGTATTCAGGGATGCCACCACGAACCTTGGTGCACTCAATGTCAGCGGTGTCATAAATGGGCAGGTTGCCTATGACTATGCCGAATTCAGGGTATTCGCGGTAATGCTCGAGCTTGACAAGGACAACGAAGGAAAGGCTATCCCTTGCACTGGGGCACACTACAGGATAGTCCTGTACCACCCAGAGACAATCTTATAGAGAAGGAGGACAGTATATGTCGACAATAATGAAGAAACCCCTCATCGAAACCATAATGGACAATTTGGATGGGGACACATTGGCAAAGCTACATTCCAACATCGATTCGGATACTGGCTATTCGGAATACAACCTCTTGGAGAGGTATCTTCCCCAACTCGGGGAAGGCGAACAATCATTGGCGGTCAGGGCAACCCTGATTACTAATGGGGAGACACTGGTTGGATCATACATAAAGTATTCCAGCCTTGGGGAAACCCATTCCTACCTTTTGAACTATGGTAGGGGAGTGCACAAGGTCTATATCTATGAAATCAACGAAGAGAAAAGGACTACCTACCTCGTAGGGGAATGCCTTGGCGTTTCCGAACTCCGTAGAGTAATTGTAGATAGGCTCATAGAGATTGGTATTGGGAACGGCAGTACATCCGCCATCATAAGGAGGTATTGATATGGCTCTTTACCTAGGAAAGAAAAGGGTTGCACCCTCAATTCAAGTCAAGGTTCCCTCTATGAAGGCTTTCTTCGAAGCAGGTGGAAAATGCGGTCGTAGTGCAAGTGTTACCTCATTCGAAGGAATAATCAAGTACGGTGATACCTCAAACGTTACAGACATGAGTGATATGTTTCATGATTGTTACAAACTTACTTCTGTACCACAGCTTGATACCTCAAACGTTACAGACAT